AAAAGACTAGTAAAACTTTTTATTAAGCAAGTACCGAAATTAGCTCATATTACAGATGAAGATATAATTGTTAGTGACATTCCATATAGAGATTGATTGGAAAAGTATGGCGCATAATATCGAACTATAATAAAAAAGCGATCACCAAGATCGCTTTATTTCTAAAACCGCTTTCCAAACCGACTTGTATTATCTTTCCATTCTTCAACGGCCGAACGCAACCAACGTAAGGGCATCAGTGTGATTGGCTCAGGGAAGCCGCGTGTTTGTCGCCACTTATAAATTGTTGCTCGACTTGTAATTTGAAACATCTCTAAAACTTCAACGTGACTAATTAAAAGATGCGTTGATTGTTCATTAAGCTCAGCATAAGTTTTTGCTGGTGGCGGTGAATCAGGTAGTTGGTTTTCTTGCTTACTTTTATAGTGTGACGGTGTCACGTTTAAGCTGTTTTCTGTGGTATATGAGATGTTTACAGTAGGGTAGCTGTTGTAATTGAACATGTTTGATTCCTTATTGGCATATTGCACTAAGTAAGTGCAAATGTTGAATAGTATGTAGCAATAGGAATTAGGTTTAAGAGGTTCTTTTTGAGGGAAGAGCACTTAACTGTTGTATAAGTTATCTTAATTTTTCAGAGTTTTTGTTTAAAGATAGGTAATATCCACTGACGAATAAGAGAGATATTTACTATATTTAAATTCCCTTTAACCTGAGTAGTGGTTGAGTTTTGACTAATTTGAAGTTAGTCATAGTCAAATGCCCTAACTAATAGAACATATGTTTTTTTATAACTTTAAGTGGCTCTTTGTCATCAAGTGACCTCCGTTCTTCAGTAAGGTACTAGATTATATTTAAGGTCTTTAATTATGAGGTCTATACAGTATCAATTTTCGTATTCATTTTTAGATTTTTTTTCTAAATAATCAGTCGCTTTGTATATTCCGGCCATCCATAAGGATGCGAAAATAAACAAAATTATTTGAAATAAACCAGCAAATAAGGTATTTCTGCTGATAACATAAGCATAAACACCTAAGCAAACTATTAGTAATATTAATGTAATACCGATAAAAATTAGTAATCCGTTTTTGTTTATTTCCTTTTGCCCATAACTTTCAGTTATGATTAATCCCATGCTTTGTGCGATTATCATAAAACTAGCAACAGACCAATCAGTTGAAGTTAATACTTCTATTGGTTTAGATATTACCAGTTTCGTAATAAGTAACACGATAAACGGTATAAAAATAAATATATAATTAGCCCAAAAGCGCTTATCATTTTTTTTCATTAAAATAGTGATACCTGATCATCTTCAACTAAAAATTTACCGTGCTCTATACTATGAACACTGCTGATAATGGCATTAACATTTCTAAAGTTTCCATTTTTTGTTTTAATAATATCACATACCAAATTTACTGAGATTAAATCATTAGCCCTTACTACTTCCATTTTTCCAGATTGATAACGTGACAGCCAATCTATATGTGATATTTTCGCATAAAAAGATCTTTTTGTAATAACACTATAAACATACCATGCTCCATTTCCGACATTACATGGTCTTAATGCAATGATGGTATCCATCCCATTGTATGGCTCTGGTTTTGATTTTTTCAACTCAGTTATGGATATTTTTGATCTATAGTGAGGGTTAAATTTAATAATATTCTTTGCTGTATTATTATAACCTTCATAGACTTCGAAATATTCAGACTTGTGTAAAAGTTCTCCACCATCAGAAAAATCTGCTGCAATTTCAGCTAAAGTTATACGATCTATAAATGGTTCTCTTTTTATAATAAGATTGTCTTCGTCCTTAGTCTGATTTTTCTTAATGAAACTAGCAGTTTCCTTCTCTAATTGAATAGCTATATCCTCTAGATTTTCATCAGTTGTATTATTACTGAGAAGTTTTGTAATACAGTAGCCAATAAAATTAGTCACACTTGGTTTATAGCCTATTTTATTTTTTAATTCGACAGAGCCTCTCTGTACGTAGTCAAATTGAAAAACACAATGTGTTTCAGGTTCAATCTGACTACCGATTAATTCAACTATTTTATGATAGCCTTTAGTATAACGGTATAAGGCTAACAGCATTTCTTCTGGGCAATCACGCATTTCATTGTGATGTAGCTTAAGAGTAATGTCATTTAATTGAATTTCGTTTTGTTTATTTTGAGAGTTCGTTTTCATCTATTTTTATGTCATTGTATTAGAAGAGTTATTTTTTATATTGTGACACATGTTGCACTTAATTTGCAATGTTATATTGTTAATAAACACACCTAATGTTATCAATGATTATTGATATAGTACTTAATTTATATTTTCACTCTAGAGTCATTTTTTTCTTTAGATATATACTTGTGCGTATTATTGGTATTTGCAGTACGTTAAATTTATTTTTTAGCTCCAGTTTTAATTAGCAGTGCTTAATAAAATATTCTGGTGTAGTGCTAATTACTGCCACGCTCCATATACATTTAACAAAAGGACTATTCACTTCAACACCGCCATGAGGTTTGTAGATAAGCGATCCATTTTCATGTAGATAGTATTCGCGCTGAACCATTTGAGCCTCCTTAAGATAGATTTTTTATGTATGTATTGAGTTGTAATCAGGTCTGTTATTTAAGCTAATATTTTCGATAGTTATATAAAAATAAGGTGTTCCTTTATTTTAAACAGGTAACGACTGAAAAATTCAAATTAGTCATTTTCATAATGTTTAGTGTGTAATCACAGAATAAATATTTGTTTTAAATCATTGGTATATGTGTGATTTCACTTACGTGGTAAGACTATTCAATCAATTAAGATGTTGTTACCAATTATGGCGATAAAGTTTAAGGAAACAATAAGATGGCAGTAAAGCACACTCCTACAGGTATTGTTCACCAAGGTAAGAAGGGTAGCCAAACTGGTTGTGGTTTTGATACAAGAAAAGAAGCCACTCATTGGACAGATTCACATAGTAAAATCACCTGTGATAAAAATGGCTGCAAGAACTAAATTAGCCTGATCTTTAGGGCATACTTTGATATGCCCACTTACATAAAAGCGTCTAAGCTACATTTCCTTCGACATATATTTCAGCTATCGCATTGCTATAACCTGACCAATTATCAACACCTGCATTTTCTAGCGCTGTCAAAATAGCATCACGTTTACGAAGATAATTCGCTTCTTTAGCCGTCATCTGAACCATAGGTACCGCTTTGATTTCTGATGTTTCTATTTGATGGGCTAATGTAGTTGGTAAAAGTGCAGCTTTGCCTTTTTCAAGTGCATGGGCAATCACATCGCTTTGCTTACTTTCTTCGCTAGCGGGTAGTATTTCCTGTTGAGCCTCAACCTTTGCTTGTGCTTTAGCATCGGCTTTTATCTGCATTTGCTGGCGTTCTTGTTCTAATCGAATATCTTCTGCAGCTTTGTGGTCAGTAATTCGAGTTTTAACAAGTGCACTAAAGTCGTCGGTATCTTTGAAGCAAATTGCCGCCCAGTCATTAAATAAGAATTGGTACTCAGCATGTGTCGATAGGGTGGCGTAGTTTTCCTTTGCTTTGTTAGCTAAAAGGTCTGCTTCTACAAGAGCTTGTGCAGCAGCAGTATCTGCCGCTTCTTCCAGTGATTGAACAGTCTTTTTACCTTTCATTGCATTAAGCACTGATACTGTAGGTATTGGCATTGGGGCTTTGATTTCTAATGATAACGCATTGAGATGTTGTTGAATTTTAGCGTTGGCATCGTTAAGAATACCTTTGCGAATTTCATCCTTACGACTCTTCACTTGTTTATCTGTAGCTAATCGCGCTTGGCGAATTTGTTCACTGATAAACTTCAATTCCTTAATGAACGCATCAATGCTTTGAACTTCACCAAGCACTTGTTCTGATAGAGCTTTTAGTTTGTCCTCTGCACCTTTGAATACTTTGACAAGCTGCTCTGCATCAGCAAACTCTTGGTCAGTTTCAATGGGGAGTTTTGATTTTTCAATCAGTGCCATGGTAGCTTGTTTGAAAATATCAAAGTTGCTGTTAAGTGTTAGACCATCCATTTTGTAAGTTAAAGCGGGTAGGTCACGGATAGGCTCTGCTTCAAGAATAATGACTTCTTCTTTTTGCTCATAATTAGCTAAGTCCTTTTGGAATTGCAGCCAGCCGGCAATAAGCTGTTCGCGGCGCTCTGGCACAGAAACATACTCGCAAGACGCAAAGTTTTCACTTGTACCGTCTGAACAAACAAAGATAGTTTTCTCGGCACCTGAAACTAAAAGTTGCTGCTCTAACTGCCAGTAGTAGTGCGGTTCTAAGTCATTAGCCAGCACTCGCTCATACAAACCTTGATTAAACAACTTATGTTCAAACACCACATCTTCCATCATGGTAATGCCGTCGAATGAAGCTAGCATCCAATCATATTCATCACTGATTGCTGTTGCTGGGAATAACTCTTCATCAATGATATTTTCTACGAGTGGACGAGCACTATCTTCTGCAGCGTGGCCACGGGCAAATATCTTTTCTTGAAAGCTATTCACTTCAGGTTGTCCACCTGTTGCTTTTTGTTTAAGTAGGGCATCACGACTTTGATATTTTGATGCACCCATCATGGCGCTAGATTCTGAAGCTGTAAATTTAGTGGCTCGTAGTGCGTGCCATTGTTGAGTTCCTTGGGTGACATTGATAATTTTCATTAGATTTCCTCCGCTTCACAATTGATGAGTGCTTGTTTTTGAAGTTCAGTTAATTGGCCTTTACTTTCAATCATGGCGATCAACTGTTCAGCTGTTTTCTTACCGGACTGAATGACGGATGACCACTTGGTGTAATTGAGTTCAAACTGATCGACAGGATAGTGTTTTATGGCTGGTTGTTGTGGGGTGATATCTTTTTCTGATGGCACAAACTCTTTGCCTTCCATTTCTTCTGCGGTAGGAGCTTGCCCTATATCAGGCCATGCTTTACGTAGTGCTTGCGCTTCTGCACATTTGGCTAACTGAGCATAAGGGCGTTTTTTCCACATAGCATTAGGTGCTTGGGTATTACGGCCAGCCGTTGCATAGTTTTCTAGCCAATATTCTTTAGCGCTGAAAGCAACAATTCGATCACCAATTAATTTATGGACGGTGTATTTACACCATTCAGGGAACGTGTATTGGCTACCATCTAAATCAGTTGCTAATACTGGGCCGAACTCGGGCTCATCTGCACCAGCATAAGTACCACTTCGATCAGCTTGGATGCGATATAAACCAATACCAGGCATAACAACATCACGCCATGTTGAATTACCTGATGTAGCATCTTTAACGCTCATTGGAACAAGATGGACGGGTTTCAGTAAAATATCTAAATGACGTGATAAGCAGTAATCCACTGCCATTAATATTGATTCATCACGCGCGCCCGGGAATACGCTATTTTGTAAGGCTCCCCATGTTGATTGATCAATGCCGCGTTGTGCGACTGCGGGATATTGCTGCTCGAAAGGAACAGTTGATTGAGTGCTCATTGCTATTACCTTTAGGTTATACATTTTCAAAGTGCTCTCGAGTAAGTAAGGGCACTTTATGAATGGGTTATAAACCTGCGAGTACAAGTTGAAGTTCTTTTCTATGCTCCTTATATTCAGCGTGAAAGATTTTTAAAATAGTGACTTCATGTTCATTAAAGAACTCTTCAAAGATATCTTTAGCAAACTCTTGAAATCCCATTAAGGTAAGTAGGGTATTGCTTGAACTGCAGTCTGCTGTGATAAGAAACTTAACCATCGCATTGGCTAATTTCCCATCGTGAGCTTCAAAGTAAAAGGTGGTGAAATCATCGACAGATAGGCCACAAAACTCGTGGTTATCGAGGATTAGATGTTTACCCGTGGCTAGAAATTTCTCTAGTGCATCAGTTTCTTGGGGGGAAACTTGATTAAAAATGTTTTTCATAAGATACTCTCCTTAGGTGATGGGTTTTCATTAGATGCTCTCATCTGTGAGTGAGTTTTCATTTGATGCTATTGATTGGTTTTCTTATGTTCTTGCTCTGACTGCGATGTTGTAAGACATTCGGTCGTTACCTTTAGGTGGCATTCTTGGTCGTTTGCCGCCACGGCGCTAATTTTCTTGGTCGTAATTAGTGCCCAAATCAACCCTGTCAGAAATGGCAGGGTTTTTTTGTACCTGAGAAGAAGTAAGGCTCACATTAATACACGTTGAAAGTAATTAATATTTACCGCTACATACCTGTCTGGTATGTTTAGTGTTTGTTATATTTGGATTATGTATGAATTGGAAGGTTTTAAATATTGATTATCTAAATTCACCAAGTGAGGCTCTAAATACTGAAATTCAAATATCAGCAGTTGTAGTCGATTACCTTAATCACTTACCACTAGGCGGTTTTTTAAAATGTCCTATTTCCGTCATGTATAAAAATAGTCTTCATATTCAAGTGTTTTTCCCTCCTGAACTATCAATAATTGCTCTATTATTCGGCGCGAAACCGATTAAAAAACCTGACTTCGAGACACTGAAAGGGATGAGAAGCATAGAAATTAGCCCTATTGGATTAGATATAAATTCACCTTATTTTCAATCTCTTTTTCGTGAAATCTAACCATTCCTGATAAGCAGCTACTGTTAATTGTTATTAGCTAAGTCAACCCTGTCAGGAATGGCAGGGTTTTTTATATTCACAAAAGTGTTACATAGATCGTTTGTTATTCCTTGGTGGCATGTTACGCTCAAATTTTAACCATATTGGTAAGGGTGAATATGTGTGGAATTGTTCTAGGGTATTTTTTCCAATTAAATTATTTATTGAAGAAAAACTAAATCAATACGTTGCTTTCTATTGTAAGGAAATCAGTAAAGTCTGTTTTTTTGAGGAATTTTTATGGAGATATTTTAATGTTATGAATTTTATGAATGAGTCAGTTATTAAAAATAAAATATTTAAGATTGAAAAATGGAAATCATTTTTGTTATCGTTTTTGGTGTGCGGAGTTATTATTTTTTTAATTATCATTGCCATATTTATTATTTTGATAAAAACAATAATTATGACATTGATTAGTCCATTTTTTATTCGCGATTAGTTATTTGTATCTCAAAGAAAACTGAATTCAATTCTCTTTGAGATACAGCCTATAAGAGCTGTATCCCGGTCGTTACCTTTGGCTTTCTTGGTCTTTACCTAAATGCGCTCTAATTACTAAAGCGCATCAGTAAAAATAATTGGCGCACAACCTTTCTAGTGCACTAGCCTCGATTATTGCCACTCAAAGTCTCTTGCTAGAGTGGACCAGCGCCATCAAGACAAGGCGCAAAACTAAATATCAAACCCCATAATGTTAAAGAACTATCGCAAGTATTGTTTGCTGTTTCATTGTGGTAACTGTAAGTTAACTTTCGGTTGTGTGCAAGTTAATTTTGAAAGTATTCTTTCCTTTTGGGGTTTTTATGTAAAGTTAACTTTTTAATAGAGGTAATAAAAAAGCCACCAGTGGTGGCTTAATTTTTGATTTTAAATGTTTTTTTTGGGAAGGTGGTTGAAACGTGGGTTGATTGAGTGATAGTTGAGCGATATATGTTTTTTTTTAGAATTTATTTTTAATTACGAAGAAAGTGAAATTGATTTATAGCATTTAACTTAGTAACAATTAAGTGTGACCAGTCTTTGGGTACTGTAATAATATTAAAAACAATGGCCAGCTTTATTAAACTGGCTTCACATGGCTGACTAAGGTACCTAGTAAGCGGCAAGTGTCATTAACTTTTACATATCGCATATCAGCGGGGTAATTGGGGTTTAATGCTTTAAGTATTTTGTACCCATCGAGCATTTGAAACTCTTTTAATATAGCTGGAGTATTAACTGCTAATTGAACAATGATAAATTGACCAGGAGAAGGTTCTAATTGTTCTGGATCTACGAATATAAAGTCCCCAGCCTCAAAACGAGGCTCCATAGATTCACCTTGAACTTCAAGCGCAAATGTACGATCAGAGCATTTAACTGGGCATGGAAGCTTAGATGCTGACTCTATATCTATATTGGTAGGAGTCCAGGAACAAGCTTGTTCCCAATTGATTAAGGGGACATATTTAGCGACGGGTTCTAATGCTATTTCATTTTGGTCAGAATTATTTTGTAGTGGTACGACTGTTGGCTTCGGCTCTACGCCATTGAGTAACCATTCCGCATCACAATTTAGAGCTTCAGCTAATGCGAATAAAGTACTCGCTCGGACATTTAAAGATATACCAAGCTCAATATTACTAATCGAAACCCTAGTTGTACCGGTTGCTTTGGCTACGTCATCCTGAGTTAAATTTAGTTCTTTCCGTCGATTTAATGTGCGTTCAGCTAATGTTGGTCGCATGTCAGTAATAATCCGATTGATATCATAGACTTCATATTAACCTCCAATATAAAAAGAGTCATCACGTCTCCCTCCCTTTAAAAGTAAGAATACTGTACACCCCCTCAGGCGGTTGTAATTAATACTTGCGCAACTTCTCTTGTTGTCGGTTGTTTTTTTGATTATGATGCTAGGAAAGAAGGATGACTTTATGCCAAATGTAAATTTAAAGTTACATGATGTATTGATGGCTACGCTAGGCAGTAGAAACAAAATAGCAACACTTTTCAATGTAAGTCCTCAAGCCGTAAGTTTATGGAAAAAAACAGGAGTTCCTGAGCGAATAGCTCTTTTATGCCATTTAAGTGAGGACATCCCTTATATCTTTAATCCTAGTGACTATGGAGTTGATAACAAGGGCCTGAAATTAAATTTAGAAACGACCAAAAAGGTAATGACCAACGACTCAATTAAATGAGTTTGAAACACAGATATTAACCACGATAGCTGAGCGCCGTAGGATCGGCAAAGTAACTAAGAATTTATTGCAGCTAGGAACCGATCCAACACGAGTTAACGCCACTTTATTTCATCGTCAGTAGTTACCGCAAAAATTGGAGAATATGTATGACTATCATCCGTTCAGAGCGCCGTAATCGATTCACGACAATTAGCAATTCGGTGTTTGCTAATAATCAATTGTCATTTCAAGCCATGGGTATGTTGTCTTACATATTATCTAAACCTGATAACTGGAGAGTGTCGCCAGCACAGTTAATTACTGTCACTAAAAACACCGCTAAAAAGACGGCTAGAGATGGTGTTTATGCCATTTTAAAAGAGCTTCGCGAAGTCGGTTTTATTGTTCGTAAAAAGCTATCTACAGGTGAAACAAATTATATTGTTTATGATGTGCCAGTAGGAAGTAAGTCATTTAAAAATAAAGAGAATAATAATTCTAAGTCCAATGATTTTGAATTCGATATACCAAAGAAAGAACAGTATGAACCTGATACGGTCAGACCTGATGCGGATGAACCTAATCTTTCTAAACCGACACTAATAAAGACTGATATTAAACAAGAACTGAATAATAACAAAGTAGATCTATTGTCGAGCAAGCACGACGGTACCAAATCCATCGATAAATATTCTGATTCTGCAAAGCAGGTTATTGAACACTTGAATGCAGTCACAGGAAGCAAGTTCCAATGCTGTAAATCCAATATCAATCATATCAACGGTCGCTTAAACGACGGATATACCATTGGAGAGCTGTGCTTAGTCATTTCCCAAAAGCAAATCGAATGGGGCAGTGATGGAAAAATGGCTCAGTACATACGACCAAGCACGCTGTTCAAGCCAAGTAAGTTTTCGGGGTACTTGCAAGTAGCCAAGCTCTTAGAACGGAATCCTGGTAGCAGACCTGTCATGCCAGCTGATTTTGATGATATCTCTTGGGCTAAAAACCTCGGAATATAACGACTTAGGTATCGACTAATGAATACAACCACAGAAGTAATTTCGCATGCGCAAGGACCAAGACAACCGCAGGAAGAAACAGACTTAAATGATTTTGCAGCGCGAAGCATTAATCGAATATTCAGAGAGTTATGCAATGTTTATCCTAATTGGAGGCTCTGTTTTCGTGATAATGACCAGCTCAATTTAGCCAAGGCGAGTTTTGCTAAGGGCATGATGGAAAATGGTGTTGTTAACATCGCGCAAGTACAACGCGGCCTGTCACAAGCTCGTAGACAAGAATCTGATTTCTTTCCAAGCGTGGGTAAATTTTGTAGTTGGTGCAAAGGGGAGCTTGAGTGGCAGAGTGCCTTTCGTCGCATGTTAAATCGTATGCCTGTGCAAAGTTTAGCTGAAAAAAGGGCACGTCAGGCAACGTCGTGGGCCATTCGCAACAGTCTATCAGCACCTGAGGCTGAGAATAAATTCAAGCGGGCTTTTGAGAAATATCAAGGTCTCGAAGAGCAAGGTTTATTAACTGAACTCGTGCAGTTGCCATCACGTAGTTGTGTGACTGAATTTGATAAACAACGTAACTCGACAACAGTGCGACCAGAGCAGTTTAAAGCTAATTCAGTATTTGCTCGTATTGCACGAAAAGGAGCAAATTATGAGTAAATTTACTGAGTCAGAGCGTGCAGCAATGGCAGAAGAATTGGCGATTAATGGTTTTAATTCATTGCTACGTTTGATTGTTCTTCACGATAAAAATATCCCTGATGTGACGAGAGCAAAATACAAAGTAGGAACCTATTGTTGTGCCAGTGGTAGCGCCATTAAATCGTGGTCGAAACATGGTTTACGTGGAGTGTATGTCGAGCGGGCATTAGAGTTTGCAGCGTGTTATCGCCTCTCAATCAAAGCCCATCAGCTACAGCCAACGAAGGCAATTGTCGAGCAGTGGCTTGAGTACGATTACAACCTGGTTAAATCTGGTCGAGCAAAGGCCAGCACGTTTAATGGATGGGATATTGCGGCTCGAGGGGTGATAGGTAAACCGTCAATCAAAACAGCAAATTTTGAGTGTTTAATGAGTGTAGGGGAGATGTAGTGATGAATATTTCAGTTAGTAATTTAATGATGATGTCATCTCGTGAGATAGCGGAGTTACTGCAGTCTCGTCACGATAGTGTAAAACGGTCAATGGAAAGATTAAGTAGTAAAGGTTTAATCCAACTTACACCAATGGAGGAAGTTAATCATCTTGGGCAAACTATTGAGGCTTATCATGTAAATAAGCGCGATAGCTATGTCGTTGTTGCTCAGTTATCTCCTGAATTTACTGCTGTGTTAGTTGACCGATGGCAAGAACTAGAAAATACACAACCTATACAGCTTCCTCAAACATTTGCTGATGCATTACAACTTGCCGCTGACCAAGCTAGAGAAATTGAAACCCCAAACAAGCAGCTCATGCTTAATGCCCCCAAAGTGGATTTTGCCGAGCGTATCGCTAAAGTAGATTGCGGTATGACATTGGGTAAGTTTGCTAAAGCTGTGAACTTAGGCCCCCGTAAAATCTTCGCTGTTCTGCGTGATATGAAAATATTAATCAGTGGCTGCCAAGGTTATAACTTGCCGATGCAGCAATACATTGATAATGGTTGCTTTGTCGTGCGCCAAAGTACCTATGGGCCCGAAAATGACCGTATTGCTAATACCACATTGATTACAGGCAAAGGTGAACTGTGGCTCACTAAGAAGCTCATTAAAGCCGGTGTACTTAAGGCGGTAGCCGTATGACCAGTCGAGAGATTCGTATTATTGGCGCTGATACGTTCGATAAGCGTGTCGCTGCAATTGCCGCTATCGAGAAACACGGTGAACGTTCTGGTCATGTTATCCATAAAGTGAAATCTGGCGGTATATGGCACTCAATAGAAGTTCATGTTTTTAAGTGTGTTATCGCCGAAGTTGTCACTAAACGCGAGTTTAAGCAGCAAGGTGCGCAAGCGGGCTGTTTCATCAATGGCTAAGATAGCGCTAGTCAAAACGCAAGGCGGGGCATTAGTCCCGCTTACCGATGATGATAAGAACTTCATCGATAAAAAACGCGTAGGGACAGTGCTCGAGTGTGATTTTAAAACGTTACGTAATCCGATGTTTCATCGTAAATATTTTGCGTTATTGAACTTAGGTTTTGACTATTGGAATCCAACAGGAGGAACAGTATCACCAGCAGAACGTGGGCTATTGATGCGCTTTGTTCGGATGTTAGCGCAATACGGTGGGGAACAACAAACACTGCAAGATATGGCTAGTGACTATTTAGACCATCTATCAGCACATAGAGCGCAACTTGAAACCGAGAAGTCATTTGAAGCGTATCGAAAATGGGTGATTGTTGAAGCTGGTTGGTATGACCAAGTTGTATTGCCTAATGGTTCTATTCGCAGAGAGGCCAAGAGTATTCGGTTTGCCAAAATGGATGATGTTGAGTTTAGTGAGTTATATCAAGCATCGTTCGGGGTCCTATGGAATAGCATTTTGAATAGTTACTTTGGCGATAAGGATGAAGTGGAACTGGCTGTTAATAGGTTGTTGGGGTGTTTGTGATGTTAATAAATTGATGGTTATTTGTTTAATTTTATGCTTTCTAATTAAGTTTTTATTTATTGCTTGTTGTTGGTCACATTTTTTTACTTTTACATTATGTCTATGACTTCATAAAAGAATACAATGTAAAGTTGTGGTTATTGTCATTTGTATTAGACAGTTCCTTTTCTGTAGTTTGAAGTTGTTAAAATCAACTGATTAAAACGTTAGTCGATTTATATTATTGGGTTAGGTTGGTTATAAATGGAAAATCAAAAATTGAACATTTTACATATTTCAGATGTTCACTTTACTTTGAATGATAAAACGAATACTCAAATTCGGATTACAAAAGCACTGGTTGATATTATTACTGCTTATAAAGATCCAATAGATTATTGTGTATTTACCGGAGATTTGGCAAATAGTGCGCTACTCGGTGAGTATGAACTAGCAGGGAAATGGCTTGAGGAACTTTTTGATGCTATCAATAATAAGCAAGCAAAGATGATAATCTGTCCTGGTAACCACGATGTAGATAGAGCCTTAACAGATCCACTTTCGTTCAGAGGCGCAGCTACCAAGCAATCCTTATTTGATTTATTTGTTACTAAGGAAAAAGCTCATCTTCATTCATTTATAGACTGGCATATTAACTTTAAACAAAAAAACCCATGGGTAATTAGCTCATGGGATCACAATGTAAATTATATATTGGATCAATCTATTGGTACTAATGTGAATTTCGTGATGATTAATTCGGCACTACTATCTTGCGATAATGATGATTTTGGTAATTTGTGCATTGATATAAATCAACTTAACTCTTGCTTAGATAAATGTAGAGATAGCTTAGGATTAAGAATATGTCTAATGCACCATCCAATCGATGAAGGTTGGCTTATTGATTGGAATAATAAAATGGCTAACCAGCTATTTAATCAAAAGAGAGGGTGCCACTTTTTTCTATCAGGGCATACTCATGATGCTAAAAGTTTTAGTTCATCTAATAATAGTGGACAAGGTTTAACTTCTTTTAAGTGTGGTTCATCATATATTGGCGGAGAATGGAAAAAAGAATTCTCAATACTAGAAGTTGATTTGAGATCTTCACGCATAAAGCCAAATAACTACACTTATTCTGAACGGTCTGGAGAGTGGCATATTGTTGATGCTGAGTCTCAATCCATAATGGTTGATTTTCATGATCTTGTTCAAGCAGATATAGGTAAAAAAAAAATTAGTTCCTATTGTTAAAGATCAAGTGTCTCTTAAAGAAGTTAATTTTTTTGATTCAAAATATAAGAATTTAGAATTGCATGAATTAGAAATATCGAAAGAAATTTTTGTAGATGAAGATTGTGATTACAATAGTAATTATAGTGATTTCGATACCATACTATGGCTTCCAACAGCTGAAGCGATTAAGCAAACGCCTAGAGGTCAGAATATTACAGGTATTGCGTTATGCGTAAAGAATCTATCGTTAGCGAACGATATAATTGATAAAGACTTTAAAGATATCGATAGTAATGAGCTCTTTATGGGATCTTTTAAAAAAATGTCAGATGAAACAAAAGTTATAATAGCCAAAACAATTAAAAAATTAAGTATGAATGGTTTTATACTCTCAGTGAGCATCCCTTCTTATCTATTTGATAGCTCTAATGAAAAAAGAAAGGTAAGTTCACTTAATTATGCAATAATTAATAGTCTGTTAAAAAAGATTTTTGATGTTAAAAGCAATGCTAATATTCAAAATATAAACATTTACGTTATTAGTCGTGGTATTGCTAATAATGGACTTGATTCAAGGATTTCGAGGTTAGCTAAGAAAGTCCTTACTTCTGAAATTGTTGTGAATAAAAATTATTTAGATATTGAAAATAACTATAAAAATAAAATATTAGATAGGATATTAGGAGTATCTTGTTGGTTTATTAACCAAAAGGAAGATCCTGTTAATGCTAAATGGTTGAGTTCGATTAAATAATTTTATAGGTTATCTGAGCAAGGATGCAAATGATTTTAGTACAGGAAAAAGTCCCTCATAGAGCCTCTGAATATGCTCGCTCCAAACCTTATTACTCTAATCATTTGATAACCTACGAGGGTGTTATATTGTCAGAGGTTACACCTGATAATACTGTATAGGGATATGCTTTTGAAAATATGTACAATTGTAAAATAATAGAGTTATTAATTTGAAAAATAAAGGAGTTATATGAAAATATTCAGAGAAATTAGGATTAAATTTATATGTGAAATAGCTACAACGTAAATTATCTAATGTTATATGTTACTAATTAGTATCAATAACCTTGTGCCCGGCATTTGATGTCGGGTGCTTTTCTATATGTTAGATACAAGTATCCCCAAAAAGTGGTAGCAAACTATTTTTCTATTTAAAGCGATACTATACACTAATAAGGAAATTTTAAGATGAGTTTGGAAGGACTGCACCAAATAAAAGAAGTTACGGGAATCTGCAAATGTGAGACGGCAGCTATTAAACATTTTCTACAAGGTGCTATTTATTGTTGGTGTAAAAATATTAATCAAAATGAATGGTTTTCATTAAGTGAATTAATGGGAGGAAAAAACTTCTATTGGGAAGGGACTCCATTAATGTGTCTTTATACTAAACACGAAAAAAAGGGTAGTGAAAACCCAGTAAACCAAGCAGGTATTGATGCTGGTTGGCTATTAAAAGCCGTTGTTAATAATGATTCTCGTAAATTTGAAACTAAAAAAGAATATCGTAAAAGGATGTATCGATGGTGTGGTGAATAGCCCACACAACAAAGCAATTAACATGATAAATATTACTCTCAGTATACTCAGTTTAGATTATCATTGGTTTGTTATTTCAGTGCTACTATATAAAATTATGTTTGTTTTATAATTTGGTTTCCAATAATATGATTAAATTTCTTTTCGAACTTTTTGACCAATTAGTCTTATATTTTATTTTGTTCTTATGTATTGCCTTATTTGGTTACCAGCAACTTGCTCACGTAAAGTTGGTTTTCAAAGTTAACAAGCAAGCAGACGAGATCGCTTCTCTAACTAAACTTAACCGAGATACTCAAACAAAATTTGATAATTTGTCTGCTGATTTTGTGACATTATCGAAATTACCAGCGGATAGTAAACTGGAGTTCTCTAATTTTAAGATGAATGAAAAATTACTTCAAACATCAGGTGATCTTGATAAGTTGAAATCGTCGATTGTAGATAAACCAGAAGAAATACTTGCTTTATATAAGCTTAAGTCAGAGACAAAAAATTCTTTGCAGAGTTTGGTTGATGGGCAAAAGCATATTGAATCGTTAATGGATAGTAAAGTAGAGAGTTTGAAAGAACAAATAGATTTAATATTAACCATCGGGGCGATTTTATTTTCTTTAATGCTTGCTTCAATAGCTACAAATTTCAAATCTGCAATAAAAAATAAAAAATAAAAAATAAAAAATAAAAAATAAAAAATAAAAAATAAAAAATCACAGAAAACGACTTAGTATTACTCTAATGATGCTTTTATTATTAGTAAGTCGCAGGTGAATAAACTAATTAAAGAGCAAAATTTGTTTAGTGTGGATTAGTTACTGGCTATATCGAGTAGTGTGAACAAAAGTATTGCAGAGATAGCTAAGCTGCAAGATATGCGATTTAAGCAAATGAAGAAGCAGTGAGAATAGAAGAGGCCCTATGTGGGCCTTTTTTGTTTATAACATTTTAATAGTTACTTTCTAATCTAATTAAGAACCTTGACACATATGAATTCTGTAAATGATAATGACAATCCTTATCATAATAATGGAATTGTTACGTGCTAATAAATCCTGCATGCAAATTAATAGTTTTAGCTTTATTTGTGTTTACGATGAACTTTCTAACTACATTATTGCTTAAGCACTATGATTATTTTGGTTTTACTGAAAATTCATCGGCAATACATGGCAGTATCATTTCGTTTTACGCGATAACTTCATATAAATTTATTGATTATTTAGTTAATAAAATTTCAAATTACAGAGACCAGAAATGATTGTTTGGGAGTTTTTACGTTGGTGAAATTTTGCGTCTACACGAGGTGTTGCTGTACCTATATAGCCTAACTTTCGATTATCATCATGCTATTTTATTCTGCATATCGTAACTGTACGCAACGTAAAGATTTATCATTAGACGGGTTCATCCATAATAGGGTGGTATAAGTTTACTCTAATTGTTAACTTAGTTATCGACGCAATATTGAATGATTGTTATTATAAATATTATATGTATACAGTAGGATTGATTCTGAAATGAACCAATATTTAGATCAAGCAAATCGTTGCCCACCTTTAAGTTAATTTAGCGTTGTTGATTAACTCTATTTTCTTCGCCTATAAATTGGTGGGGATGGATTCGTTTGATTTTTATTGGAATATCTATGTCTATTGAATCGATTTTTGCGTTTATATCTATTGTTTTTGTTATCACAATAGTTCCAGGGCCTAATACGCTCTTAATTCTTCATACGTCCTTATCCGCTAGAAAACTTAATGCTTTTTTTAATATTATTGGAATATCTTTAGGCTTCATTATATATGCAATGGTTTCAGCTTTAGGGCTAAGCTTGCTTCTTGCACAGTCTGCAAGTGCTTTTGCATTACTTAAATGGTTAGGCGTAGGATATTTACTTTGGCTTGGTTATAGTCATATCCGAGATAGCGTTAAAGTTGATAGAGCGAATGAGTTCTCTGAACTTAAAGTTGAGACATTGGGTCAAAGTTTTATTCGAGGTCTTTTTACTAATTTGCTAAATCCGAAAATTGTGATGTTTTATCTATCGATCTTCCCACAATTTATATCTAAGAACTCGGTAATAACTGACAGTTTAATTTTGGGTATTGTACAAGCACTCATTGTTTCAGCATGGTTTAGCTTGGTTATTTTACTTGCATCTCGTTTGGCGGGTTGGCTGAGCACGAGCATGAATAAAGCCCGTTTAAATAAACTTTCAGGCGTCGTATATATCTTGTTTAGTGCTAAGCTCGCAATGCTTAAACTATGAAATAATTAACAGTTAGTTTCGGGCGGATAGGAGTTTTAATTTCTATTCGTCCGTTTGTTATTTTTGTTGCAAGGTGAAGTACTGAGTCATAATCTCCTCAACTTTTATTACCTTATCCTAAAAACCAACAATGCGCAGTACAAATTCTTGACGTGTGTAACTTCAATCCCGAAACTGTCGTTTTAGCGCATCTTCCTAGTACAACACATGGCATCGCTTATAAGAGTGATGATATATGGGCGGTAGATTGCTGATCGAGTTGTCATGACGTTCTTGATGGATGAGTGTCATTTGAATGGTTAGCGGGGGAGAAAGAGCAATATATTTTTGCGATATTGTACGCAATATTAATGCGAAGGATTAGAGATAACATTCTAATTATCCAATAGTTATCACAAAACATGATAGATAAGATGTCACCTATGTTAATGATTGTTTAAAGATAACTTTTATTTAGCAGTGTTGGTGAGTCTATGTGGTGGCTATTTTTAATAAAGTTTAAAGATTGTTGTGGCGATGAGTATATAGAAAATGAAGCTGGTGATGTCCAAATTTACAGCTGTGGTTGTTGCGTGCTTTCTGCATAGAATCACGCATTTGGAAATTAGCCCAATTAGTTCATATAAAACAATAAAATATATATTAACTTATTGACTGCAATGGGATATAGGGATAATTTCGATATTCAAATTTAAGCATGCTTATAAGGAATTAACATGCAAAGTATAAAAGCTGGCGATATCGTTGTTAGTGATTTTGATTTATATGAACATTACTCTGTAGTTTCTGATGAAATTTCAACTGATGGCAAACCTCTTCTAATATCTGCAACACAACGACATGGGACGGTTAAAGAAGAAACATGGGATGTAGCAACACAGGGAAAAGATACTTTTCTTGCTAATAAACAATCTAATCTTTCAGTAGCTGAGATTTTAAATAATGCTCGCTCTCAAATCGATAAGTGGCATTACTCAGTAATATCCTCAAATTGTGAGCATTTTTCTAATTGGTGCCTTGGGTTAAAAGTGTCATCAACGCAAATTGTTGGAGCTAGTGTTGGTGCAGTAGGTGGTGCGTTATTAGTTAAATGTTGTGTTGAAGATCCTAAACCATTGGATTATCTATTTGGTGTTGTTACTTTGGGTTTCCTCGGTGTTAGTTGTTCTAAGGCACAGCCAAAGCTTTCATAATAATTAGATTGTAATTACTTATAATTCCATACGTTAATCTATTACAGTTTTACGTATGGAATATATGTAACGTCTCTTCAAATAAATATATCCCTATTATTCTGTTGTTAAATAATAGAGTAATAGAGTAATAGAGTAATAGAGTAATAGAGTAATAGAGTAATAGAGATTGTTATGTTTAATGATTACGACTTAATAAAAAGTATCGGAACTCAATCACGGCTCAAAACAAATGCTCAGGGTCGAATTAAAAAACAGAAACGAGAGTCTGAGTCCGCAGAACAAAAAGCATTAATAGAATGGTCGGGTTATACCGTTATTCATGGTCTGCGAATAGGGGATTACCTTACTCATGTTCCCAATGAAGGTAAACGCGGTCCTAAAGCAATCAAAGACTTCATCGAACTTGGTGGCTCGCCAGGTTATCCCGATTTAATGTTAGATATACCCACCTCAAAATACCATAGCCTTCGTATCGAAATGAAAGCGCCAAAGCCTAATTAAGTCAGTTGTAAGTAACAACCAAAATCAATGGCTGCATTGTCTCGATTATATCGGGTATCAGGCGGTAATATGTTATTCAGTAGATGAAGTTAAGTATATAATTCGAATGTATTTAATTGATGATTGCTAGTGACATGCTTTTATTTGCATGTATACTTTTTCTTCTCTTATTTACAGCGGTGTATATTGCATGTTATCCAAGCATTTTGATCCAAATAAAAGTTTTTTGAGTTTAAAAATCCTTTGGTTGGTTGTGGGAGTTCTTGTTGTAATTTCTTGTATTATATCTGGTGTAATCAGTTATAACTCAAAATTATATTGGGACTTTTCAGCTGATGGGTTTAATTGTTTTATTTCTCTATTTCGTTTTCCATTAGGAATATCTGCTTTAATTATTCCCATTGTTGCACTTTTAGCTGCAAATCATCGCTCAGAACAGACAAAAAAACAAATTGAGTTAGCAAACACTCAGAATGTTTTTCAAAATTACTATAAGCACGTTGAGGAATTCACTAAGTATGTTAATTCCATAGAAAGCAAGTTGTTTTTCTCGGTTAGAAAGTTACATAAATACTTATATCCTTATTCTAAAGATGGAAGATATTTTTTAAAAATTGCTGTTATTGAGGAATCTGAAAAAGTTTTTAAAGATTCATTTAAAAAGATTAGAGACATTAATAGTAGTGATCAAGACTCTTTTATATATGGCGAATATAAAAAAATAGAGGAGCTAATTATTTCACTAGGAATATCTAAAGAAAGTATTAATAAATTTAATGATGATTGGGATAAGAAATATTCTAGCTCTCGAGATATAGATAATAGCTATTTGAAATATATTCTTTTAAGTAAAGATTTTTTTATCTATCTAGATGAAGTATTGAATTTTGATACAACTTATAATACATCAGAATTAACTAATAAAATTATTAGCACGAAAATTTATCATAACACCCCAAATGTGTATAATTATTATTCTTTAGTATGTAATCTTACTGATATTCTAGAGTAGTATAAATTGGTTATTTATTGATTTATATCTCTTTGAATTAAAATCTATGTATTACTATGTTGTTAAATAGTTGAATACATGAGGCATTATGAGCAGAGCAATTGAGTTATTTGCAAGAATGCATGAAGTGCGCAGTGTGACTGCAGACGAACGCGGTCGCCAAATATTAACCGGCGACGTTATCTTAGCTGTGTTTGGTAAGGTTCAACATAAGATGCCATTGGGAATGGATTTGTTGATGGCCAAGTATGTTCACGATGCACCTGCAGCAAATCGTATCATTGATGTTATGGCCACATGGTTGAATGATGGGTCGTTAAAGCGTAAAGACTTAGCGATAGCATTGAGCTGTGTTGCCCTAGATGTCTTTTGCGATAAACCAGTAGCTAGTCAAAAGCGGCAACTAGCTGCGTTATGGAGAAAGTATAGTGACCAAGCTAAACGCAGTAATCGACTCATTAGGAGATGGCAGGTAAAGATTAAGCAGTTACAGCCTAATATTGATAGTTGCAAGACCCAAACTGCAGAAGAACGACTATTGTCTGCTATCTATGAGCTTGAAGCACTAATCATCAAAGAGCGCTGCCGTATTGATGAATACGCACAAAGTCAGTCCCTAAAATCCTCAATCTGTCCTCGATGTAGTGGTACCGGTTCAATACTAAATACTGGTGAATGTCCGTCATGCAATGGTCGCGGTTTGTTTGTACCCAGCGTTGATAATATTCGCCAACACCTGCGCCATATTGGATTAGGGAGGGTTAGTGACAAACTGTGGGAGAGAGAGCTGAAGCTATGGTTTGAGAAGTGCTTGGGTAAATTGTATGTGGAGTCTAGTGAAACGACTCATTATCTATCAGATGAACTATATAAAGAATCATCAATGTGAAGTAATTAACAGCTATATCGTTAACTTATAGGTATCATTTTAAAATGAATTTTTACTTTTAAGCTTATGAGTGTGAAGATAAAACTTATAGATAGTGCTACTTGTATTGCCGTGTTAACGAGTTATTTTTACTGCATTAGTACTGCTTACACAAATGGTTACTTGGCTGTGTTTGGGTTAGATAATGATTTACTCGATAGAAATTTTCATCAAGTAATTTACTCTGGGTTTATAAGTGGTTATGTAGGTATTTTTTCACTTATTGCTTTTCTATTCTTGATGATGTTTTTTTGGGCAATGTTTAAAGTTGGTCTTAATGAATATTTACAGGAAAATATATCTAATAAGAGGAAATATAGGAAATTAAAAAAAACGATTGGTTTTCCTGTTAAAAAAAAATCAAAGTTAGGTCGTAAATTATGGTTAAGAGTTCTGGTTTTAGGTCTTCCTATGGCGTTTATGTTTTGTTTGATATTTAACTTATCTTATTACGAAAAGAAAGGTATAGATGATGCAAAGCAATGGAAGGTAGAAATTGCAAAAGGTAATGCGTCTGTCGTTACGGTTGATAAATATAAAAACGAATTAGCTTATTTATATTGTGGCTCTAAAAATTGTGCCGGATATGATATGAAAGAGCAAAAAACAATATACTTTCCTCAGACAATATTAGCTATTCAAAATAAAAATATAACGATAAAAGCAATAGAAACTAAAGATAAAACGGCCAGTCTTGACCCCGCCGTAAACTAAGGTAATCTATACCAATCATGCTAAACCTCGACCTCTCGTCGGGGTTTTTTTATGCCTGGAGAAAATGACATGCTTGATAGAGCAACACTCGCAATCACTGCCGGAACAGGTGTTGGTGTAGGGATTGGTGCGACTAAATCAGCAGAAAATGCGCAGTCGATGTTAAACAGCAGCTTTGAGCAAATTCTTAGTGGTCATTTTACATGGTATGGCAGTGACATAATTACTGTTGTAGGTATTGGGTTATCTATTGTTGGTATTGCTGTCACTGTCTATCGCATCAAATTAGAGCGGCGGCGTAAATATGCGTTTTAATAAACTCACTGGTGCGCTATTAGCTGGAGCTATAGCGGTTACGGGAGCGTTTGAAGGATACCGTCAAATATCATATCAAGATGTAGGCGGAGTTTGGACAGCGTGCTATGGCGAAACATTAGGTATAAAACAAGGAGACATATTTACCAAAGTACAATGTGATGCAATGCTCGCGTCATCGTTGAATAAGCACAACACACCTTTAGAAAATATCCCTCAGCAACTGCCACCTAATGTCCACTTAGCTTCTCTCGATTTAGCCTACAACATTGGTACTGGTGCCTTTAAGCGTTCAACAATGTATCGATACCTATTGAATGCAGATTATCCACCGGCCTGTAATGAAATCACAAAGTGGCGATTTGTAGCAGGTAAGGACTGCGCTATTCGTCGTAATCGCTGCTACGGGATAGTGAAAAGACGCAATGTGGTTCAACAGCTGTGTATGGGAAGTATCAATATCAATGAAGCGTTAGTACAGAGAGGTCAAATGCCATTAGATAAGGAAATTGTGGAGGCCATGAATGCTACTCAATAGAGTAAAGACAGCAATGATTGTGGTCCTTATCGCTATTTGTGGTGCCATGGTATTTAAAATCAAACTACTAATCACCTCCGTTGAGGGAGCAAAACAGGAAGTGGTCACATTATCACTGCAGTTAAGCACTGTTGAATCCATCAAGGATAGCCAATCAAAACAAATTGCTCAGTTAGTCCAAGAGCGCAAAACATTATCAGGTCTGTTAAGCGCAAGAACGGAGAGCCTACACCGTGATAAAGCAAAGCTCAGCGCCGATATCCAAACACTTAAGAAAGCACTATCAACCAATACCTGTTTTGATACTCGCTATCCTAAGTCTGTTATTAAGCGGTTGCACCAGTCCTACTAGAGTCATCACTAAAACCGAAACACTGTATGTCTTGCCACCAATAGGGTTAGTTGTTCCATGCTACAAACCCACACTGACAGCAACAACACCTTCTGAATTACCCATCGATACACCCAAGTTAAAGTCTGCATTGCGAGAGTGTGCGCAATATGTCGATGACTATCTTGATTGGCGAAAGCTCCAAGACGAATAGACATTACAAATGGCCTTTATGATAGCCATTGATAATGTTCCCTCCAATTATCTATCGAGTGCCTTATGACAATAGAAAATGAAACCGGACGCATTATTGAAGTCATCGATATATGCGGCAAAGTCGTGTGCGTCATGTTATCTAATGGCGCTGAGATAGATATTGCTACAACTCATGAGGTTAAAGTGGGTGATTGGGGAGTGGAGGGAGAGTTAAGCCAAGAGTTAGCAAGCAAGTAGATAACTATATGGCTAATGATTGGAAACAACTACAACTGCAGTTCTTAGCTGATAACGACAAGACAAGTATTACAGCGAAAGAATGGTGTAATCAACGAGGGCTTAATTATCAATCTGCACGTCGCTATATCAAAATGCGCACTGCGCAAAGTAAGACTGCGCAAACTAATAATGTGCGCAATGCGCAATCTGAAACTGCGCAATCAAAGAAAGTGCGCAAACTTAAAAATATAAAGGGAAAGAATGAATCAGTAGAAAAACGGACTAATTCTAAGCCTGAATCTCCAAATAAAGCGAAACGCAAAAGGAAATCGAGCCCTTATAAGTTTAAAAATGGTAAGCCTGGTAATCCACATCCTTCTCAAAGTTTTGAAGCGGGCAATCAGCATGCACGTAAACATGGTGGTTATTCAGCACGTTTTGACGATCAATCGCTATTCGATGAAGCTGCTCAAATGTCCCTCGAGGAAGAGTTAAAACTGTGTCGCGCTCGTGCTTTGAACTGTATTGATACGATGAAGAAGATTCGTGCTGATATGGTCAATGCAGATTTAGTTGATCAACGGATTGAGCTTTACAACGTTATTACCTCAACAGAACAAGCACTCGATAGAAATGTAGTTCGCATTGAATCCATCACAAAAACGCTTTCATCCATTCGTATTGATACCGTTAATGAGCAGAAAATCATGAAAGATACGGATCGAATAGAAGCGGCAACAACCAAGCTAAAACTTGAAGCTGATAAATTGGCTAAAGAGGGTAAAGGCTCTATAACACCAATATCTGAAATGATTGCTGAACTACAACAAACTGGTTCTGATGGCTTGATGTCATGACCGAACAAGAGCAAATCGACTACATCCAAGCGCGAGTCGGTAATAAATGGTGGCGACTGAACAACCTTTACAAAGTTGAAAATGAGGATGGTGACTTAGTCACGTTCAAGTTGCGACCGGCTCAAGCTTTATTGTTTCAGTTAATGGCACACAAGAACATCATTCTTAAAGCGCGTCAGCTTGGATTCTCTACTGCAATCGATATTTATCTGCTCGATGAGGCGTTATTCAATAAGAACATTAAGTGCGGCATCATTGCTCAAGACCAAGGAGCTGCAGGTGAGATTTTCCGTACCAAGATAGAAGTGCCATTTGATAATCTTCCTGAATGGCTAAAAGCAGAGTTCCCAATAGAAAGTCGTCGTTCTGGTGCAAGTGGCGGCTTCATTTTATTTAAAAGTGGTTCAAGTATTCAGTGTGCAACGTCATTCCGTTCAGGAACGGTGCAACGACTTCATATTTCAGAGCATGGAAAAATTTGTGCTAAGTACCCACAAAAGGCTAAGGAAGTTAAAACGGGTACCTTAAATGCCATTCACCAAAATGCTATCTGTTTCATTGAATCCACAGCTGAAGGTGTGGGTGGTGATTTTTACTCAATGAGCATGAGAGCATTGGATTTATACAATTCAGGTACTGCTTTAGGGACACAAGATTATAAGTTTCATTTCTTTGCGTGGTTTCAAGACCCTAAATACTCAGAGCCTCTTCCTCAATCTGGATTACAGCTGAGTAAATATCATCAAGAATACTTTACAGCTGTTGAGTCAGCTATGAAGGTCACGTTAACAGATGAGCAAAAACAATGGTACGTCAACAAAGAACAAGGTCAGGGCGAGGAAATTAAGCAAGAGTTTCCCTCAACGCCACAAGAAGCTTTTTTAACCTCTGGTCGTCGTGTGTTTGATGCTATTCGCGTGATGAATGCAGAAGCTCATACCACAAAGCCACTTATCATTTACGATATTGAGCCTGTAAATGGCATCAAGACAAAAGCCCAATCAATGCGTGAAGCTGATAATGAAAAGCTGCAGCGTAATTTGCTCAATATGCTGCTTGTGTGGGAGCTTCCTGATGCTGATGAAGAGTATGCGATAGGTGTCGATATTGCTGAAGGCCTTGAGCATAACGATAGAAGTTCATTTGATGTGGTTAAGAAAACAACCGGCGAACAAGTGGCGCATTGGTTTGGTCACTTAGATGTTGAGATGTTCGCGTCACTCGTTCGTCATGTTGGCTATATGTATAACACCGCCTTTGTTGGTCCTGAGCGAAACAATCATGGCCATGCGTTCTTACAAAAATTCCGCGATATCTATCCGGTTCGTCGTATCTACCAAGAACAGTATATTGACCGTGATAACGATAACGACACGCCTAAATTAGGCTGGCTAACAACAAAACAATCTAAGCCCATCATCATTGAAGGTTTAAAAGAACTGTTACGCACTCAAACAAGTGGTATTCGTTGGATAGGTACCATCTCTGAGCTCAATGTCTACGTGTACGACAGCAAAGGCGCAATGAATGCTCAAGTTGGCTGTTATGACGATCAACTTATTAGTTATGCCATTGCCCAAGAAATGCGAGCTCGAATGCCTAAACGTGTTAAATCTGATGATAACCAGCCTGCCAAAGATAAACACTGGATGACCTATTAATGAAAGTAGACCAAAGTAAATTGCTCGACATCATGTCTGACATTGATGGCCAACCAGATTGGCGCTCTGCAGCCAATAAAGCAGATGCTTATTACGATGATGATCAACTCGAGGCTGAAGTATTAAAGATACTGAAAGAACGAGGGCAGCCAATAACAATACAAAACTTAATAAAGCCTGCAGTTAACTCTGTTCTTGGTATGGAAGCTAAGACGCGTACTGATTTGTTGGTAATGGCTGATGACCCAGATGATGAAATGGAAGAGTTAGCTGAAGCATTGAATGCCGAGTTTTCTGATGCTTGTCGCCTTGGTCGATTAGATAAAGCCCGTTCGGATGCTTATGCTTCACAGCTCAAGTCTGGCCTTGGTTGGGTTGAGTGCTTCCGTAATCCAGACCCTTTTGGCGCGAAGTATAAAATCCAAAATGTGCCACGTGATGAGGTCTATTGGGATTGGTTAGCAAAGCAGCATGACTTATCTGATGCTCGATGGTTAATGCGCTATCGTTGGATTGATATGGATGAACTGATAACCATGGTGCCTAATAAGCGTGCCATTATTGAGCAAGCCGTGAACTCATGGAATAACTTTGTCGATGTCGATCATATTGCAGGTTTAGACCCTCAGCTGCAGAGTGGTTACAAAGAACACAGTACTTGGACTCGCAGTGAATCAGAGTGGTTAAGTCAAAATCGCAAACGCATTCGGTTACAGGTGATTTATTACCGTAATTTTGAGCGTAAACCCGTGATTGAGCTCTCTGATGGTCGTGTTATTGAATACCAATCTAGTAATATTGCTCATACAACAGCAGTTGGAATGGGTAAAGTTCAGCTTCGTATGGCGCAGATTAATCGTATCAGTGAAAGTTGGTACGCAGGACCACATCATTTAGGGGATAAAGAGTGCTCAGCACCTCAAGGAATGTGGCCACTTATTCCTTTCTTTGGATACCGAAAAGCATCATCCGGTGAGCCTTATGGCATTGTTGCTTCATCAATCAGTGCGCAAGATGAAGTGAATTTTCGTCGTAGTAAACTCACGCAGTTATTACAGTCGCCATTGATTATTATGGATGAAGATGCAACTAACATGAGCACTCAGAAAGTCATTGAAGAGATTGATAAGCGTGGTGTGGTAAAGCTTAATCCAAATAGACGTAATCAAAAGACAATGGCTGAAGTATTTCAAATCAATCGAGATACGGAGGTTTCAAACCAACAGTTCTCAGTGATGCAAGATTCTATGCGTCATATACAAGATGTAATGGGCGTTTCACCGTCTTTTCTTGGTCAAGATGATGGTGCTAAAAGCGGTATTGCCATAGCTAATATCGTTGAACAAGGCGCAACAACGCTTGCTGAAATCAATGATAATTATCGATTTGCATGTCAGTTAGTTGGTGAACTTATTCTTGGCTATGTGATTGAAGATTTAAAGAGCAAGCGTAATAAGACTGTAGTTGTTAACCGTGATGACAAGATGAAACGTAAGACCGTTGTTATCAATGAAGAAACAAATGATGGCATGAACAATGATATTTCTCGTTTACGCTCTCACATTGCCTTAGCACCAGTTCAACAAACATCAGCTTATAAGTCTCAACTTGCTGAACGTATGATGCAAATGACCTCACAATTACCACCTGAAGTACAAAGTGCAGTGATTGATCTGGTACTTGAATTGAGCGATGTACCAAATAAAGCCGAGTTTATGGATCGCGTTCGTGATGCATTAGGGGTTGGTAAAGATGTAGAGGACATGACACCAGAAGAACAGCAAGCAGCAGAGGCACAAGCTCAGCAAGAACAGGAGCAGCAAGCGTTAATGATGCGAGAGTTAGCCGCGAAAGTAGATAAGCTTGAGGCAGAAGCCCAACGAACTGCAGCACTTGCTAACAAAGAAAGTGTAGTTGCAGATAGCCAGCGTTATGCCAATGCTAAGACGCAAGCAGAAACAGGTAAGATTTTGACTGAAATGGAAAAAGTTAGTAGTGAAGTTGGGCAGGTTAAGCAAAATATGCTAGTAAATCTTCAGCAACAAATTGATTCTATGGAAGTTTAATTTGGCTTTTATATTTAAAATAAGAATATTTACTCTAATAAATATAGTGTATAAATATACTTGCGATATGAAACATGACGTGTAGATAAGGACTAATAACCACATGGAAGTGGGTATAACTAGTAGAATTTCCCCCATTTTTATAGTGTAGTTGTCGTCTTGACTCTACCTAAATCTAATATACTCTGATTCCATCATCTAAAGCCGCACCCGAAAGGGATGTGGCTTTTTTTATGCCTGTCTTTAGGGATAAGGGTTTTGTTTAAAGTCTTTATCCGCACAGACAGCGATACGTCTACAACCGGAGAAGTTAACCTATGACGATTGAAATTACAGGTAATGAAACACTCGATGAACTAGAGGCAATATTGGATAGTCTTGATGATGCTGAAGTGGTTGACGAACCATTACCAGTAGCATCTGAGCCCGTTATTACTGAAGTGGCATCAACTGAATCAGCAGTACCACCATTAGAAGGCGATACGAACGTAGCCCCGCCAACTACGGATGATGTGATTGTTGAGCAGAGTGAAGAACAGCCTGAGAAGAAAGTAATTGTCGCCAAAGACGGTGAACACATTATTCCATACGATGTACTAGAAGCTGAGCGTCGAGAGTCTGAACGTTTACGTCAACAGATTGCCGACATGAAGCAGAAGCAGCCAGAGTATGACCAACAAAGTCGTTTACTTGAATTACGCGATAAGCAATTACAGAAACTAGGTGTTGATCTTGATGACCTTCCTGAAAATTTAACCGTCAACGATAAGCAAATTGATGATTTACGCGAGAACTATCCTGAGTTAGCCCCATTCATTACAAGTCTGATGGCAAAGATTGATGCAGTCACTGCTAATACAGCACCTGTTACTGAAGTATCAACCAACAACCCTGTATTAGATGACATTAAATCAAATACTGATTTGAATGGTTGGATGGATGAAAAAGGCGATAAATGGGCTCTCGCGCTCGATATTGATGATCGTTTGTTAGTCGATCCAACGTGGTCAGAAAAGCCACAGCGTGAACGTTTTGAAGAGGTAGTTCGTCGAACGAAAGTTGCCTTTGGAGAAACACTGTCTACTCCTGAACCAGAGCCTGAATCGGTACTTGAGCCAGTAGTAGATGACATTAAAGTTCGTGAGGTGGCAGAACAAAAAGAGAAAGCCGCAGCGGAATCTTTACCAGAGAGTCCGTCACTTGTAGGCGCATCCAATCAGCATCAGGGAACGGTGTTGCAACAGGCAATCAATATGAACAATGCTGATTTGCAAAACCTGATGTCAACAATGACGCCTGATCAAATTGATGCGCTCTTAGAACAAGCTGATTTTTAACCATCAGTTCATTACATACCTAAAAACCCGCCATAGTGCGGGTTTTTCTGTTTCTAGGAGTTGCTATGACAACTATTACGCCAGCGCAGGCGAAACATTTACAAGAAGTTGCGCTGTTTACTGCTGCCAACCGAAATCGTAGTTTTGTGAATATGCTGACGGAAGAAGCACCAAAGCAAGCCATGGGCGATAAGAAAGGTAATACCCAAACGTCAGCACATGCCCCAATTGTACGTATTTCAGATTTAACTAAGCAAGCGGGTGAATCTGTTGATATGCAGATCATCCATAAACTCTCTAAGCGTCCAACTATGGGAGATAAGAAGCTAGAAGGACGTGGTGAGAACCTTGAGTTCTCAAGCTTTGAACTGAAAATCAATCAAGGTCGTCATATGGTTGATGCTGGTGGCAAGATGAGCCAGCAACGAACAACGCATCAGATTCGTAAAGCTGGACGTACTTTGCTCGGTCCTTATTTTAATGACCTACAAGATCAAGCGGCTACCATTCATTTAGCCGGTGCGCGTGGTGATTATTTTGATGATGACATTATTGTGCCGTTGGAAGGTCATGCTGAGTATAGCGATATTCTAGTGAATAGCATTCTACCACCAACTTATGATCGTCATTTCTTTGGAGGTGATGCGACATCATTTGAAAGTCTCGATTCTGCTGATATTTTCAATATGGATGCAGTGGATAATCTCAGCCTTTATCTAGAAGAAATGGCACATCCTTTACAGCCGATTCGTTTTGGTGCGGATGAATTAGCCGGCGATGAGCCTTTCTACTTACTCGAAGTAACACCTCGTCAATGGGCAACATGGCAGAAAACATCGAGCTATAAAGATTGGCAGCAGCTAACTGCAGCAGCGCTTAACCGTAGTCGTAATTTCCGTCATCCGGTTTTTGCAGGTGAATGTGCAATGCGCAGCAATATCTTAGTGCGCAAGTATAAAGGGATGCCAATTCGTTTTAATCAAGGCTCAGCAGTAAAAGTATCAAATAATGATAATGCAGCAACGGTTAAACAAGTTGAAGCAAAGACCAATATTGATCGTGCCATTCTTTTAGGAGGTCAGGCACTAGCGAATGCATGGGGCTCAACCTCAAGCGGTAATCAATTCAAATACACAGAGAAAAAGGTGGACCATGATAACGGTACTGAGATTTCTATCGCATGGATGAATGGTCTTAAAAAGATCCGCTTTGCTGATAAAAATGGGCGTATCAATGACCATGGTGTGATTGCACTCGATACAGCTGTCACGCTGTAATTCATTCACAAAATATGCGTGATGATATCTCGCATTTATACAGAGAGATTTGTTATGGCTAAAGTCATCGCACAAACCATGCGAGATACTGTGTATGCAGGTGCGGCAGGTAATTTAAGTATTGCCTTTGGTAAAGTGGATGTAAAAGCAGCAGTCATTGGCACTGAAATTGATACGCTTGAATTACCGATTGGCTTAGAGGTTGTAGGTGTTCGAGTCGCAACAGAATCAGGTTTAGGTGCTGGTGTGAAACTGGATATTAAATTAAATAACAACGTTATTGTATCTGCAGTAAATGTTGCCGCTAAAGGGTCGGTTGTTATCCCGATTCAACCACTTTATCTATTCGAGAAAACAGTGCTTACGGCTGTGGTTAAAGGAACGATAGCAACGGGATCCGTGTCGATTATGCCTGAGTATGTGTCTGTTGGTTTTTAACTATCAAGTAAACAATGATAAGCGCTCTTTATGGGTGCTTTTTTTATGGGGATAACCATGTCAAAGATTACTATTGCCTATATTGGTGATAAGCCATTTAAGAAAGACACAATCACCGGTTCCTTATTGATATTTCCGCAAAATAAGCCAGTAGATGTAGAAGCTGATGTTGCTTACATGCTACTGCAATATCCAAAAGTATGGGTACGAGAAGAGCAGGTTGAACTGATTCAATCTGAGTTAAAGATAGAAGCTGATGATAAAGAACAACAAGAACTTGAACGACAAGCGCAGTTCGCGGCAGAGGTTTACGCTAATAGCATGGAGGTTGAACTGACAGGCCAGTCTATTGATTTATCAAAGATGACGTCAGCAAAATTAGCCACATTGATTGAAGCCAATGACCTTGATATTGAGGCTAAAGGATCCCAGGAGTCTGTTGACGATTTCCGATTACGCGTCCGAAATACTATTCGAGGGTAGATAAATGGTACCAGTATCTGATTTTCTACCCACATTACGTATGTTAGTTGATGTGCCTGTTCCTGGCCTGATGGAGATGGCCATTGTTAAAGCGGCACAACGGTTTTGTCGTGAAAGCAAAGTGATAGTTAAAACGCGTCAGTTTGATGAAGTGTTTGATTGTCAGTCTGTATCAGTGATTGGTATTGGAACACCACAATTAAAAGGCGCTGGTATCGTTAGTGTCGCAAGCAAAGACCACCTTTTATTAGCGGGATATGATTATACGGTTGTGGATCGAGGAGAGATTAAATTTACGGGAAACTTTAGTGATGTCGCCATTATTGGAGTCGTAGAGCCGGCAATTAATGCAGATCAACTTCCTAAAGTATTATTACATGACTATGTTGATGGTATCTGTGCTGGCGCAGCGAATCTATTGCAATTGCAGCCAACAACAGCGTGGTTCAATCCAGACCTTGCACAATACAATCATCGCGAGTTCGTACAAGCAATTCGTGATGCCTCTCGGTACGCCTTAGAAAACACCCCAGCACTTGAAGTCAATAATCAAACTCGTAAGCGAGAATATATTTAATGTCTATTAAAGTGAGTGACTTAATTGAGCAGGTTGCTGAGTTACTTGTTGATAAAGGTAATGTGCGTTGGTCTCAGTCTGAGTTGATTAATTATATCAATGATGCTTTAGCCGCAATCATTATGAGGCGGCCAAGTATTACTGCAGCAGATAGCGTCATTAGTGTAACCAATAACCCTGTAGTTTTACCAAATGATGCTTATTCCTTACTGACAGTAGAAAAAATTGGTGATTATCGAGGCCAATACACGCCAATTGAAACACTTGATCGATTTTATCCAATGTGGCGAACCCAAATTGGAATAGCACAATGCTGGACAAAACATAACGATGAACTGCTACGTTTTTGGATATTTCCTGCACCACAAGAGCCGATTAATGTTGAGGTTATATATAGCAAGGTTATTACTGTTAAGGCACAAACAGACGTTATCCCTCTAACATCTGTTTACGTTGGCATCTTGATTGATTTTGTTCTTTTTCGTGCTTTTGGGAAAGATGCTGAGAATGCCAGCGAAGAGAGTAAGTCATTAATGCATTTTCAATTATTTGCTGTCGCTATGGGGGATAAAAGCGCTACGGATAAAGCTAAATATACAGCTCGTAAACAATCAACTTTGGAGTAAGTGAATGATTGTCGAAGGTGTTTTACGTGATTTGACTGGGCAAATAATCTCGCAAGGGCTTATCCAAATCATAGCTACAGCAACAAGTAACCATGTACTAAAAGGCTCCAATGTTCATATTAAATGCGATAGCAATGGTGCCTATTCGTTTGAGTTATTAAATGGCAGTTACAAGTTATATGCTCAGCCTAGCCGATGTAGTGACCTTGAATACTTAGGCGAAACGGTTATTACGACTGACGCCGTTAATGGTGATCTAAATAGCATTGCAGGTATAACAAGACCTGTTTTACCACCACAAGTACAGAGAGCAGTAGATGCTGCAACTCAATCGGCTTTATCTGCAATACAAGCAAAAGCAGAGAAGGAGAAACTCCTTGCTGTTGCTGCAATAGTTAAGGCACAAGTAAGTCAAGTTACAGATAAAGCCCTTCAAGCAAGCAATTTCTCTCAACACGCTAGTGATAACGCAAATGACGCTAACGTTGCAAAGCTTGCAGCAGTGGCGGCAAAAGATGAATCACAGAAGTACGCCATTCAGTCAGCTAATCATAAAACAATAATAGAAAGTATAAAAAACGATATTGTCGAAATTAATCTAAAAACTGAATCACATGCAAATAGTGCACATTTAAGTGAAAAACTTGCTGTTTCAGCACAAAAGGAAGCCTTTACTAGCGCTAAAAATGCTGCCTCTCAATCTCAACAATCGTTTAAAGCTGCAATTGAAGCACAAGATTATAAAAAAGCAGCGAGTGGATATGCAGATAAAGCAGAACAATCGCTTGCTTCAACGGCTGGTGTTCTTGACAGTATTAACGTAGAAGTCGCAAAAGCGCAAAGGCATAGTCAAAACGCACGAGTTCAAGCCGTTATTTCAAGTAAAGCTAAAGAGTCCGCTACCAAAGCTCAGATTAATAGTAATACATCGGCTGTAGAGTTAATGCGCTTGGAAGTCCTAGTTGATCAAGCTCTCGATAATATTATTGCTACTGGTAAGTTAGCGACTGAAAGCATTGAGAAGACCAAGAATAATAGACATGGCGCAGATTTGGCCGCGAAAGAAGCGGCTAAATCAAGTCAGCAAGCATATGAGACGCGAAAATATGTGACACAAAAAGTACAGGTAGCTGAGCAGTACAAAGAATTGGCAAAAGATTCCAGTATTAATGCGGCGAATGCTCAAAAAGGTTCTCAACAATTTAAACAAGAATCACAGCATTATAGTGAAAAGTCCATTATTGCCAGCCAACAAGCTGAATATAACGCTATTCGTGCAGAAAAAGCACAAGACTTATCTTTGGAGTCTGTAAGTCTTGCTTCCAAGGTTGTTGATGCGACTAGATTAACTGTTGTTGGTGTTGCAAAAGATTTAATTACGACACAGAAGATTGTTATTTCATTTCACCCAATTAACTGAGGTATTGCTGTGATGGATAAACCTGGAGATCTGCTTGTTTTTGCTGTTGGTGAATTAACACAAGAAACAACCAAATTGTTGCAAGAGTATCGTAATGCAAAGGTCAGTATTGATGGCAAAGTCCAGTTAGTTCTGGCAACAGCCGTTGATGTGGGACTAAGTGAAGATAATTCAAAAGAGAGTCAATTAGCTGCAGCTAATAGTGCTAATGAAGCGAAGATTCAAGCAGATAAGGCGCTTACTGTTGTAGGTGGTGCTATTAGTCATACGCCGAACTCACGTATGAAACAGCTCATGGATGCTAATGGTAATTTTAACACGATGGTGTCTATTCCTTGCTTTACTTTTGACGAGGTAAATATGTCAGGTCAAATAGGTACTGGTGTTCATCCTGCTTTTTTACGACAAGATGGATCTATTATCCCTGAAATTTGGGTTGGGGCTTTTACTGCTTCGAATAAATCAAACAATGTGATTGTGCAAAGTGATGTTGAGCCATGGCATACCATTAACTACGATGATGCGAAAGCCAAGTGTGTAGCTATGGGTAATGGCTGGCACATGATGACAGCTATGGAATGGTCAGCGATCGCGCTTTGGTGTTTAGCGAATGATTTTCAGCCTAATGGCAATACACAATATGGTCGATCTCATGCAAAAAGAATTGAGTTTTGTAAGAGAGTTGATGGAGATATACCTAATACGCGTAATAAAGCTGCACTTGGAGCTTGCGGTTCAGGGCCTAATTCATGGAGACATGATAACACGCCATTTGGGATCAGTGATTTGAACGGTAATCTATGGGAATGGATTGACGGATTTAAGCTTGTGAATAATAAATTTCATATTTCAAGTTACTCTGGTCAACCCGAGTCTGAATGGGAAGTCACCGATATTGGCCTTTTAGGACCAAGTGGTAATAAATGGGAAAATTATAAATTCACAGGTACAAGTGAAATACTTAAGCAGATGTTGATTGAAAGTACGGAAGCGACAAAAAAACTTAAAGGTGGACTTTTTTATAACATAACTGGAGAACGAATTCCTTTCAAAGGTGGCACTTGGCAAAGTGGTTCTCGCGGTGGCTTGGCTGCACTTAATCTCCAATACCATCGTACATCTAAGTATGGCAATGTTGGTTTTCGGCCTGTTTTTATCGCGGATTAATGGATTTTCATGCTAATAGATATCCCTCTTATGCGTGGAGAAGTGCCACGATTGAAACCGCATTTACTACCGAATGAAGCCGCTGTGATTGCTAAAGACTGTTGTTTTGAAAATGGCATTATTCGTCCGCTATTTAATGATTTGGCGATAGCGACATTGCCTATTGAGGCAAAAACATTATTTAAATATACCGATGACCATTGGTTTGTATGGAATAAACGAATAGAAGCTATTCATAATCCAATGGCTCAAGATAAATGGCAACGTGTGTATTTCTCGGGAGAAAACAAACCAAAGGTAACAGCTCAAGATATTGCGATTGGTGTTGTAAGTCCAGCTGCTAGCTATGATTTAGGCGTGCCTGCACCAAGTTCTGCACCTGTAATCAACCGGATAGATAGTTCAACGGGCAGTGAGCCTGAAGAAGGACAGCCTGACATCTTTGATGATGAAACGCGATTCTATATTCAAACGTTTGTGACACGTTTTGGGGAGGAAGGTGCACCATCAAAACCGAGTACGGAGTTATTAGTAGAAAAGCCAGGTTCTACTGTTTATGTCGGTCTATCTCGCTTGAACACTAATACAAATAACATCACACATACTCGTTTATATAGGACGGTTACAAGTAGTGTGGGGGCTGAGTATATGCTTGTGGCTGAACTTCCAATTGCACAGGTAGAATATGCTGATAGCGCTAAAACACTGAATGCTCCTATTGTTGAAACGTGGGATTACGATGTTCCGGATGAAAAAATGCGTGGGCTTTGCGTGATGGCCAACGGAATTTGTGCGGGCTTTGCAGGTAATGAAGTTATGTTCTCAGAAGCCTTTTTACCTTACGTATGGCCTAAACAATATCGAGGAACAACAGAGCATCAGATAGTGGGTATTGCCGCTATTGGTACGAGCTTAGTGGTTGTTACTAAAGGATATCCGTATATATTTGGTGGCGTGACACCCAGTGCGATTAATGGAACCAAAATAGGCAGTGAACAGGCTTGTGTGAGTAAAGAGTCAATAGTTGTCGTTAATGGCACGGTAATTTATGCATCTCCTGATGGGCTTATTGCCATTGGTTCTGATGGCGCAATAACGATTACAGATCAGCTAATGACGCGAAGACAATGGCAAACCAAGATACCTCATACGATAAAAGCATGGGGTTCTGAAGGGATGTATATTGCTTTGTATGAGGGTGGTGGCTTTATCTTCGACCCTGTATCTCAAGACTTTCGTGAACTATCAAATCGTTGGGATTGTGCTTATGAAGATTTAGAACGAGATCAATTGGTGATAGTTCAAGGTAATGAAATGTGCTTTTGGCAAGGAGGCGACAGCTACTTATCAGGACTGTGGCGTAGTAAAGTTTTCCAATTACCCGTAGATTCATTAATGTCCTGCGCTCGTGTGGTATCAACTGAAATTAACCAGCTGTCCTTGAAGATTTTTGGTGATGGTCAGTTGGTATACTCTTTAAACAAAGGTGAGGTTCCTCATAACGGTTTTCGGTTACCGGCTATTCGCGCAACAAATTGGCAAATTGAAGTCAGTGGTCGTGCTGAAGTTGAACGCTTGATGGTGGCCAGTTCTATGCAGGAGCTAATGTAATGGTTTCCCCAAAGAATAATATAAAGTCAGGTTTTCGTGGTGGGCGTGATAGCGCGGCAATACAAGAAAACATTGAGTTATTAACTGGGCAACGAGGTAATGGATTAGATCGCGCAATCACGATGCGTGAACTTGCTAGTTTGGGCTTAATTAATGTTACTAGGAATAGTAACGGAGCTGTAATCCCTAGGCCGAAACCACCCGTAATTCCTGATGGTAAGCCAATACAACGGCCTCATTCTCCTGTTGGTTTTGCTGCTTTGGGTGGGTTTGGTGCCATTATGTTGGAATGGGAAAATCCAACCTTTTATGGCTTTTCTTTTGCTGAGCTGTGGCGAGCAGCACCTAATGCCGATGGCTCAGTTCCGTACTTAGAACAAGCAGTACTTATTGCGACAACGCCAGCGACGGTGTTTGGTGATATTGTCAATCCTGGCTCTACATACTATTACTGGTGTCGGTTCGTTAATATTAATAATATTGCAGGGCCATATAATAATGTTGATGGGGTAAAGGTTTCTACCAGTCCTAATATTAGTGACATTATTGATGATATTGGCGAACAGATGAAAAAATCTGATCTAATTCAAGAATTGGAAAAGGATATATCTGAAGGAGATAAAGCGGCTAATACTGCGATTGAATTAGCAAAGAAAGAATTAGTTGATGCAGATAATTTAATAAATGCAAGCATAGGTCGTTTAAAAACAACTGTTTCAAATTCGGATCGTGCATTGGCAAAACGTATTGATGGTTTAGCGGCACAATGGAAATCTGATGATAAAAAAATCCTAACTGTGGCTAAAGGCGATATTACTCGCGTTCAAAAGATTTTAACAAATAAAGATAATGCATTAGCTAGTGATATCTTGAAAATTGAAGCGGCTTATAAAAAAGGAGATAACGCATTAACTGGTGCAATTACTGCGCTTAATAATGTAACGGCTGAACGTGACAGAGTGGTCTCTAAAAAGGTTGATACGGTTCGATCGAGTCTTAATAATGTTGCTGCGACTGTTCAGCAAAATAGCCAATCTATCAGTTCTCTTAATCAGGATGGCTCGATTGCACATAAAGCAATGTGGAATACCAAGGCGAAAGCCGGCGATATTAAAGCGGGTATTGGTCTTTTAGCTAAATCTGATGGCACGAGCCAAGTTGCTATTTCTGCTTCTCAATTTTTTGTCTTTGACCCTAATATTCCCAATAAAAAAATCCAGCCTCTTTTTGCTATCGATAAAGGTAAGGTAATAATACCTAAGGCCTTTATTGAAAAGGCAACTATTCAAATATTAAATGCACAGACTATTGTTGCTGATAGGGTTAAAGCTGGCATTAGCATTAACTCTCCAGTTATTAACGGTGGGCAGGTGACTGGTGGGTGGGCAGGGTTTGGTTCAGGTGGCCCATATTCTGGTTATCATACAAAAATTGGTATTGGTGGTGAAATTTGGACGGATAGGCTACACGCTCGTGGTGCAAACATTAGCGGGAATATTACGGCTACAAAAGGTAGGTTCAGTAACGTAACTATTGATGGTACATGTAAAGTTAAGCGCATAGAGGCCAACGCTATCATAGGAGATATAACGAAGATATTAGCCCCAAGCTATCCCAATAAGTATATTGATAGGCAGGGAGATATTGAGGTTTTTAGGCTTAATGTGGGAAGAATGCCATTCAAGAGATCTGCATTAATTAGCGGCAACAGATTTAGGACTTCCGGATCATCTTTTACATATGAGTGCCTTGTTGACATTAATGGTTCGGGACCAAGGAAAATATTACCGTCATTTAGCGGGTTATCTGGTGCAGCCTTGCAGGGTATGAGTACTATTATAGATATCCAACCAAATATAAATGCAAATATTATTATTTATGTGCGTAAGACCGGGGCGTTTAGGAAGGTTTTCTTCCCAATATCTCCAGTAAATATATGGATGATATTTAAAAACTAAATTAAAAATCATTACGGGAGTTATGTTTATGACTTATCCACTACTCGTTCAATAGTGCTTAATCTTCTTTCTTGATCATATTTATTATGTTGTTTGTGGCGGGTTTTATGGATGTACTAAGGCAAAATTGGCATAAGTATCGCGATAGGCTGCTTCCTGTAATACAAGCTACTGAAAGGCGCAATTCACATTTATTTAGTGACGAAATCGATAAGGCTCTATCTTCTGATAGGGCCTTTTTATTTATTGGCGAAGATGGTTTTTTTGTACTGCAGCCGTTGTCTGAAAATGGCGTAGTGACAGTGAATGTGATGTTTGCCTTTAACTGGGGTGGCAATGCGATTGAACGTTATCAGGCATCTATTGAGCGGTTGTCTCGTGAAATTGGTGCAACAGGATTAAAGTTATATACCGTTGTTAAAGGTTTGGTCCCTTTGCTTAAACAACAACATTGGCAATTAACCAATGACGATAGAATTATGCGTTTTATCAAACCATTATAGGAGTTGATATGGGTGGTGGAGGCAAAAATAAAGCACAAGAGACAACAGCGCAAAAATCAGCAGCAGAGGTCGCTAATCGTCAATGGAGTGTTTATCAAAACGATTTAAAAGGTTTTGAAGACAACTTTATTCAACGTGTTGATAATTATAACTCATCACAAAATATGGCTAAAACTAAACAAGATACTGACTTAGCCTATGCCAAGAGTTTTAGTGATTCTCGCAGTGCAGCAGATAAACAATTAACTGCTTCTGGTATTGATCCAAGTAGTAGTAAATATCAGCAAACGATGGCTGACATATCGACCGAGCAAGCAATAGAACAAGCCGATACGGTTAATCGTGCTCAAACAGCAGAGCAAGATAAGCATATGGCAGGTCTACAGGATGTTACTGCTATTGGTATGGGGCAAAAATCAGAGTCATTAGCCAGCATGGGCAATATTGCTACCTCAAGTATGCGTAAAGCAGCGTTTGATGCTCAAAACGCATTCAATAGACGATCTGCAAATAATCAATTAATCGGTACAGTTGCTGGTGCTGGAGTCTCTGCTGGTTTGCGGGGGGTCGGTTCTATGTCATCAGGCTCCAGTATGGATGGTATATCAACGATGAAATCACGGCCTACCTATGATCATGAAACTAACTCATTTGGCACCATGCTTTCTTAAGGAGTAAATGATGGGGATAGCAGCAGATACCTATGCAGATTTAACTCGAAAGATGTATGAAGATTGGGAACAGCGATTTTATCCGAAGCAAAAAGAGCTATTGGAAAAGGCATCAACAGGCCAACTTGCATCAGAGCAACTTTCTCGTGTTGATGAGAATTTACGAGGCTCATTACGAGCGTCTACTCAGTCAAACGCTAATAGGATGGCAAGGTTTGGTGTCACAGCTGAACAAAATACGAGTGGTGATGCTCGGCAGGCTCTTGGGATAGCAGGAACAAAGAATGCTGTGCGTAAACATGCAGAAGAAAGGTCAATGTCGATTCTGTCTGGTGCAAATATGGGATTGCGTCAAAAAATGAATGTAGGCGGAGGGATGTAATGTCATACAGTATTTTATCTTTAGGTAATGATACGCGTAAGCAAGCAATGTCAGGTTTGCGTAGTGCAGCCGATCGCGAAGAACATCTGGAAAGTACAAATAAACAACTCAAAACAGCTAAACGAACACAAACGATGGGAGCTATTGGAACAGGTGCTGCAATAGGTACTTCTATTATGCCTGGTATTGGTACAGCCATAGGTGCTGTGGGTGGTTTGATTATTGGTGAATTATTTTAAGGTGTGCCTATGAGTTTAGATACGCGTGGGTTTATGGATGGGGCATTACGTGGTTTTGATTTAATGGAACGACGTTATGATCTCCAAGATAGAAAAGAAGATAGACAACGTAGTTTACGTCAAGCTGATGAAGATAGAGCTGAAAATAAACGCCGATATACAGATAGTGTGGAACGACAGAGTCGACTTGATTCAACAAATGAAGAACGTTATCAGGCGGCACAAGTAAAAGATGAACACCGTTATAAAGATCAGCTGGCACGACAAAAGCGAATAGAAAACCGGAGCGATGCTGTAGATCAATCTCGTCTTGAATATAACAATACTCGTACTTCACAGCTGAAGCGTCAGCAATTTATTAATGATAACTCGGTGCTATTGGATGCCGGTTGGCAGAAGTTTCAGAAGACGGGTGAACTTGATGAAATTTTTGATGATCCCAATGTAAAAGGTGGAGCATACGATATTCGTCGTTATACACCCCAATTATTAACATCATTTAAAAATATCGAAACTAATATGCCCAAAGTACTCTCTGGTGAGCTGAGTGCTGATAATTTGGTGGATGATTTAGATGTTATCTATCGACCGAATTTGAATGCCGCTGTAGGTACTAAAGATGCGTCAGGGAAAATTATTGCTTCAACTAAACTTGCTCGAGTTACTCAACAAGCTGATATTGATCCAAATCGAGAAGGCGATCAACCAGGTTTGGTACTTGGCATGGAAGTATTCTATGAGGATGGGAGTTCTGGAGGGGTTCGACCTGTTACTCAAAATCGTTCTACTGATAAAAATGATGCTGTAATGGTGATCCCACTTGAATCTGCAATGAAGGATTTAACGGGGCAGATGAATATGGCACGTAAAGTATCATCCTCTCAGTATTATAATAAGTTGTTTAAGCCTCAGGACAGTAAAGCATCAATTGAATTTCAAAAAGAATACCGTAAGGCTGTGAATGATGTTTATAGCAATAGTGAAAATGCTAAAGCTAAGTTAATAGAGAGTGCTGGTGGAATGATGACACCTGAACTTCAGCAGCAAATGGATAGTCTTGATGAACAAGTAAAAACACGATTAGAGCAGGTTGATGCGCTTTATAATAAGCAGGGGAATGATGGTCAAAACACTCAAATTTCTGCTTCTCAGCCTGCTTATAAAACATGGGCAACAGATAGTCAAAAATTAGCATTTATTGATGCGTTAGCTAAACGTGGCGAAGATCTATCAAAGGCTACACCAGAAGTGCTTGATGCAGCGTATACCTCGTTAATGAATAATAAAAAACAAGAACAGTTTGCCACTGATGCTGAATCATTACGGATGCGGTATTACCAATCGGTGCAATAATATTGTTTTGGGTTTGCTCGATGTCAAAATTAGTGATTGGAGCTATCCAACTTAAGGATTACAGAAATCGGTAACAACCTAATTCATCATTGATGACAGTATCTCGTTGCTGGCCAAAACTTAGCGCATACTGACTACATTATGGAAAACTACACCTGAACCACTGCACCGAAAGGCGCGGTGGTTTTTTTATGTCATTTTAATGAGGTTTACATGAGCGAAAGATTATTAGGCAACGATATTGATCCTAAAGCGACTGTTCAAGCGCAAACGGATATGACAAATACTGGTGGAGACTATGAGTTACCTGAGGGTTTTTCGTTAGCTAATTTTCAGCCTCGTGATGTGAAAAATCATGAAGTAAGTTTATTTGATGGCGCAAAATCTTTTGTGAGTGGAGGCTTGCGCTCTTTAGAGGGGGCATCTGAAGCACAAGGGCAGGTGTTGAATGTGTTAAATGACAAGGCAAACGCTAATGATGGATGGATATCTAGCGTTGCCTCTGCTGCACAAGACATACCTGTAGTTAGAGCCGCAATGGCAACTACACCTTATATAAAAAACGTATTAGATTCAGCTGCAAATACTGTAGAAGACAGCTTAAGCGATGATGCAAAAGCTGCTGCGAGTGAGCCACTAGCATGGCGAGAAGGAGATAACTGGAGAGTATCAACTGATCCTGCTGTGTGGGGGATCCAATTTAGTAAATCGATGGGTTATATGTTGCCAACTATTGCAACTGCATTTTCGACAGGAGGTGTATCAGCGAGTGCATTATTGCCTAATATCACTAATGCGATGATTCGCTCTGGGGCAAGTGCAACGTTAGCGTCTAAAGCTGCACCTATTGCACTTAATATGCTAATGAAAGCACCAGCGGTTGGAGTTGGGATGAGTACTGATTTAGGTACTCAAGGCGTAGAGTCTAGTAATGGCGTGATAGATGCAGAGCATCGTCAATTGATGGAATCACAACATTACCAAGATGCATTTATAGACATTGATAGTGATCCTAAGTACGTACATTTATCTGACGGTGAGAAATTTGGTCTTGCTAAAGAGTTTGTGAGTAATCAGGCATCTCGTGCTGCAATGACCGATGTTCGTCATGTTGCAGCAAGTGCTGCTGCGACAATGGTAGGTGATATACCATTAGCTAATGCGATGCTTAAAGGATTTAAACATGGTGGTGGTGTTCGTGGAACTGCAGCGGGTATAGCAAAAGGTATTGCACGTGAAGCTCCAATGGAAGCTATCCAAGAAGGAACGCAGCAGCGTGTAAGTAACGAAGTATCCAACGAGTACCAAGGCTCGAACATTGATCCTAACCAAGGTGTTGCAGAAGCAGCGGTAAGTGGTGGCTTAATGGGAACTGCCATGGGGGGAAGTATGGGGTCTATTGGTGGTTTTCGAAGTAAGTCGCAGGTAGATCCGATAACAGAAATATCTGTTGATGATAGCCCTGTCTCTGAAGCGCCGATTGATTCAAATGCAGTTGATGCCTCTATTAGTGAGGATTCAGTACCAGAACAACATAACAAAATTTATCCTAATGACTTTGAAAATACATCGTCTCAAATTCGGCAACAAGAAGCAGACACCAATGAAACGGCATCAGAATTAGAAACTGAGAATGTAGTGGAATCTACGCCAGACAGTGATGTGAATCCTGATATAAATCCGGAGCTGGCCACAAGTATCTTCAATGAAGTCGATACACAAAATGATTTAGATATCCCTGCATATTTACGCCAACCAGTAAAATTGAGTGAAAAGGCTGCCAGTATTGATGAGTCTTTGCCTGCAGCTACCAATACTGATTTAGTTGTTTCTGACTCTCGGCCTGATGTTATTTATGGTCATGATAAGCGGACAACACAGGATCCAACTATTTATGATAAACCAGTTGGTGAGCCTCAATTTGAAGGAGGGATCCCTAAGAATAAATTACGTCAATTAAAGTATTTGGCCAATCGGCGTAATGCAAAAATCCCATTAGCCTTACAGCCACTGAAAGGTTCTGGTCGTTTCACTCGTCCTGAATATCGCAGTCGCTTAGTCTCTATTGCTGATGAAGCAATCTCATTAGGTAATAGTAAAAGTGTCAATGTGCAGGTTGATTCAATATCAGACGCAATCACCAAACTAGGAGGTGTAAGTCGTACATCGGCACAAGCTGATGGTATTGATTCTGCAGCTTTCAAACGTAATAAGCTGTTTCCTGCCACAAAGGGACGTACTTTTGATGAGTTAGCTGAAGTGCTGAATGAACATGGATATAGATCGCGTGATGGCGGTAAGTTAGACGCTAATGCAGTGCTTGATCTTGTCGACAGTGAAGTTAATAACAATGAGCGTCACTTTAGCAGTCAATCAGATATGTTAACGGAAACCGATCACGGTTCGGCTTTTAATGAATTGGTCCGTGAGTATGGTGCTGAACGTGTTAAAACGGCAATAAGTAAGGCCTTGCAAGGTAACCGCTTAGGGGATCGACAGGCTGAAATTGTTAATGAGGCAATGGATGTTATTGAAACAGGGCGTATTGAACAAGCTGGTGGAATTGAAGCTCGTCATGGCGAGCGAGATAGTCGCCGTGAAGCTCGAGCTTTGAGGCAAAAGAAACAGTTAGAGAAAACTCATAATGAGTTGGGGCTACCTAAAAAGGTGGAACCTGACAATTCTGTCAATATTGAGAGAGAATATAATGAGACGGTTGAAGCTGTACTAGATAATTCGATTAAACAAGCAACGATAGCTAATCCCATAGAAACAGAGTCATTAATATATCGTTATGAGACCGGCCAAATTACGACTGCAGACTTAATATCACGTTTAGGAGAGCTTGATTATGCCGATAAACAAAAACTCAACAGCATGGAAGACACTCAATCAACTTCCAAAAGAAAGGATCCTACAAGCGTTGAAGAACGGGCTAGAGAAAGGGAAACACCTTCGTCAAAAGAATCAGAATCAACAAGAATTAATAGCGACAGAGTCGGAACCGATGATGTTAAAAAACCAAAGCATGAGCAAAGAAGAGAACCTAAATCAAAAATAACATCTACTGATGACCATCGTTCGATGCTGTATTCACAGCAGGCGTTAAGCAGTTCAAATACTACAACGAAGGGAATACCCTTAAAGCAAGCAGAGTTGGCCGTTAAATCATGGTTACGCCAGTACAATGGCGGTGCTGGTGTTTCAGTAAATGTAGTCAAAACTCAAGCAGAGGCTGAGCAGATATTAGGTACATCATTTAACGATTATAAGGTGAATGCATTTTACGATGAAGTTACTGCATCAGTTGTTGTCGTGGCAGATAACATTGCAAACACTAAAGATCTCCGCCAAAAGTTGCGTCATGAAATTTTAGTTCATCACGGCTTACGTGCTGTTGTTGGTGACACGGAGTATGGACGTATCCTGAAAACGGTATATTCAGGTCTCGGCTCTAAGCATTTAAAATCAATGGTTGCAGAACTAGAGCAAAGCTATAGCAGAGAAAACTTAAATAATTTTGTCGAAGAAGTGTTGGCGCATGTAGCGGAGAATGAACGTAATAAGTCCCAACAGTGGTATGACAGAGTCATGGCGGTGATTGCTACCGCATTACGTAAAGTCGGTCTAATGTCAGCATCTGATATAACTAAAGCTGAATTGCATAATATTGTACAAACATTAACAGACCGAATTAAGTCGGTAAATGAATGGGGACCAGATAGTTCACCACCAGGTAATGATAGTAATGGGCACATATCACGCACGAAGTTCAGCCGCACGGTTTTTACAAATAATCAATCATCATCAGCATTTCTTGATGCTGTAGAAAAAGCACGATCGCATATAAAAGGACCAGCTTCTGATGTTGCTGCTGGTGGCTTTGATATCCCCACTGAAAACATCAAATCAACTATCGTCCGTAATTTAGCGGATAAGTTTCAAGTCCTCAAAGAGTTACAACGCAATATTGTAAAAGCTGACGGTAAAATTACAGAGGATAGTGATACTTACCTTGCAGAAGAACTCTTTCACGGGAAGGCTGAAAATGATTTGCGGATCATGAAAGATGCTTTTGTGAAGCCATTAGCCAATAAAATGGCTCAATATGATATAAGCCAGACAAAGCTTGATGAATACCTGATAGCTCGTCATGCCCAAGAGCGTAATGCTTATATTGCATCAATTAATGCTAAGTTTCCTGACGGTGGCTCGGGTATGAGCAATGCAGATGCCCAAAGTAAACTTGATGAAATTAGAAATAGCGGTAAGCAAAAACACTATGATGAGTTAGCACATATTGTGGATGCGATGATAGCACGTCAGCGTGATGTGTTACGTGATAGTGGTTTGGAATCAGATGCGGTGATTGATAGTTGGCAATCTCACTACAAACACTATGTGCCCTTAAAGGGGATAGCAAAAGATGAGTCATCATTACCACGCACAGGTAAAGGTTTTAGCATTGGTGGTAAAGAAGCTAAAAATGCCATGGGGCGAAAATCCATAGCTGAATCACCAAGCAGCCATGCTATCTCTGATTTAACAGAAAAACTTATCCGAGCCCGTAAAAACGAAGTGGGAAATGCACTGCTTAAGTTAGTGAAAGATAATCCTTCTGATGATTACTGGCAGGTTTTTAGCAGTGATAAACCAGACACATCGCCACAAATTATTGAGCGTAAGAACTCAAAAACAGGTCAAAAGGAAAAGGTTGTTGAGGATCGTCCTGTACCTATGTCCATGATGCCTGATTACTACTTTCCAACAAAGAAAGATGGCAAGGTCTATTACATAAAATTGCATGATAAACGATTGATGAAAGCAATGAAGAATATCGGGCCAGACAATAGTAATGGCATTATTCGAGCTATGGCTACGTTTAATCGATTTCTTGCTTCAGTAAATACCAGCTACAACCCTGAATTTGTTGTAGGGAACTTTGCACGTGATATTCAAACTGCGTTCTTAAATCTATCTGCAGAGCAAACACGCGATGACGGTAAGATCAAAGGTAAGAATATTGCTAAGCAGGTGATAGTTGATATTAAGCATGCAATGCCTGCGGTATATGCTTCATTGAATGATAAGTCCTCTAAAACGCCTAGTGGGCGTGAATGGCAGAATTATTTTAATGAATTTATGGAAGATGGAGGTAAAACCGGTTGGTTTGATATGAAGGATGTCGACGGCCAAGCTAAAGATATTGAACGCATGGTTGCTGTGGCCAGTGGTTCAACAAAAGGTAAGGCATATAAAGCGTTTGATGCTGTTGCTGGTTTCGTTGAAAACGTTAATAGCGCTGTTGAAAATGCTGTGCGGTTATCTGCTTATGTGAACGCCCGTAAAGCAGGGATTAGTCGTAAGAAGTCAGCATCATTAGCAAAGAACATGACCGTTAATTTTAATCGTCGAGGTGAAGTAGGTACTACCTTAAATGCAATGTATATGTTTGCGAATGCTTCTATTCAAGGCACTGTAAATTTTGTGCGTACTATGGCTGATTTGAATGGCGATGGTAAGTTGAAATGGAAAAATATGAACAAGGCGCAAAAGTTGGCTACTGGTATTGTGGCTGGTTCGTTTGTCTTGGCGTTTGCCAATAGAAATGTGGCTGGTGACGATGATGATGGCGAGAATTGGTATGACAAAGTACCTGATTACGTTAAAGAACGTAATTTTGTGATCATGAAATCATTAGTTGGGGGAAAGCAAGATGGTTCTTACTGGTCAATTCCAATGCCTTATGGATACAACGTATTTTCAGTCTTGGGTTCAAGCGTTGAATCTGTCATGAATAGTGACAGTGTCACTCCTGTGAAAGCAGCAGGAGACTTAGTCATGGCTGCACTTGGCGCTTTTTCACCTATAGGTATGAGTGAATCTCATACTATAACGGGAGCTGTTCTTAAAAATGCTTTACCAACTATAGGTAAGCCTTTTGCTGAGCTTGGATTAAATGAAAACTTCTTTGGTGGTCAGATTTATAAAGAGAACATGCCATTTGGTACACCTCAGCCTAATAGTTCTATAAGTAAACGGGGTACATCCGATCACTATAAAGACTTCGCAAAATGGCTGAATCAAGTCTCAGGCGGTAGTAAATATCGATCTGGGGGATTAGATTTTAGCCCAAATGCAATGCAGTATATTGTTGGTTATATGGGCGGTGCTGCATTTCGGTTTACAAGTGTAAAGGTTCCTGGATTAGTTGATAAAGTGACGAACGATAACGTTGAAGATAGTCAGGTCGCTTTTTTAAGTCGTATATCCGGTCGAGTAATGCCATATGCAGATCAAAGTAAGTTTTATGAGCGCCGTGATGAATTACTGCAGATAAGAGATGAATCTAAGGTAACGTTTGGCACTAAGCGTAAGAACTTTTTAGGCACTTACGATAAAAAACTGCGATTACTTCCTATGCTGAAGGTAACTGAAAATCAGCTTAAAGCGTTACGTAAACGTCGTAATGCTATTTATGCCCTCAACATCCCATCTAAAGATAAAGATTTACGTTTGAAGAACATTGAACGTCAGATGAAAACAGTAATAGATAGGTTTAATCGTCAATATAATGCTTAGAAAGTTGGCCTAATTAAATTGAGTAAAATAATTATTTCAAATAGTCGCTCATTAAGACTTTTATTTAGTTTGGGAAGTGGATTAAAAGAGGAGGTTAAATAATTTTATATGGATATCGATAAAGCAAAAAACCGCCAAAAATGGCGGTTAGTAAAGAATGATATCAGCTCAGGATTAATTCCGTTGTGACATCAAAAAATTAACATTTTCTGTCAATTCTACGATTAACTGATCTTGTTCTGCGATTTTTTGCTGTAAATCATCAATACATACAGCATTTTCGTCACAGATTTTAACTGTTCCGCCCATTACTGCGAAAGTGTTGCTCTCGTGAAGGATTGGAGCTTCTGGGCGAAGTTGGCCGTTTGCAAACATATAATCACGTAAACCGATACCAACAGAGTTGTACCCATTTACAGTAATGCTTGAGCCAATAGCTGTTGATGAATGCCCATTTGCTGTTGCTTTAAAGCCAAATGCAGTAGATCCTGCGCCATTAGCCTCAGTGCCACTACCAAACGCAGTAGACCAATCACCATTAGCATCGGTTCCATCACCCCATGCTGTCGAAGCTTTACCTACAGCACGAGTCATTTGACCAAAAGCTGTTGAAGCCCAACCTCCAGCATATGTTTCTAAACCGAATGCTGTGGCTTCAGAGCCAGAGCGTGGAATAACGGTGTTCCAGCCCCAAGCAGTACTATTGAAGCCCTTTATTTCTTTTGCCATGCCCCAGTGCTTAGCATTCACACCAATATTAGTTTTTTCGTGTGTTGCGATCTGGCTATTTTGATTAATATGTTGTTCTAGATCGCTAGCATAAGCAGTGCTTGTAATTGCAAGCATACAAAGACATAAGAAACGCTTTTTCATGATTATTTTCCAGTTTAATTGATGTGAAACTTGATGCGCATGGTAGAGGGGGGTAGAAGATATTAGAAGTAAAATAATGTAACTAAGTGTGTATGAAACTCTTAGATTCAGAGATTGTTGCAGTCGATTATGCCTGGTGAAAAGGTAACAGCAGAACAGATTGCTGAGCGTTGTGAATTGTCCTGTTCGTGGGCGAGTACGTTGTTGAAGACGGTTTGGGAGAGGGGATATTTAAGAAGAACTTCCTTCATGAGAGAAGGTGGTGGAGTGTTTTTCTTATATAAGTGTCAAAAATAAATGAATCAACAATATAAATATAGTAGCATATTGGTGGTTACTATTAATAAGAAGATTACATGAAAAAGGTTTTATTATTTTTACTTGTTCTTTTAGGCATTTTTGCTCCACTTCTATCTTATTTATATTTATTTGAACCATTTAACTTTTTATCCTCACATATTGAAACTATAAATAAGGTTACACGTTATCAGGCTGGAGCCTTGTTTGTTTTTATTATGTTAGTGTGGGTATATGTTTTTGTTCATTGTAAAATACTTAAATATGGATTTCATGTAATCGCAGGTGCTATATCTATTATTTTTGCATTACTTGCTATTGCAGGGGTTTGTTTTGAAATTTACTCATTATTGTGCTTGATTTTATTATCTTTGGCTGGATTGCTGAGTATATATTGTGTAAGTGTTCCTCTAGTAGTATTTTTTCAAAATAAAATAAGAGGATCGTGGGAATATATTATAATAACTATTATTTTTGGTAGTAGTTTAACTTTTATTATTAGCGGATATGCATCTGTAATTGTTAATGAGATCTTTGGTATCAATGCTAAATATCTTCCATATTCAACAGTATTGTCAATGTTCATTGTATTATCGCCATTTCTAGCAATTATTTCTTTTATCTTGCTCTTGGTTATAATTTTTTTAAAAATAGATCTATTTAAAAATGAATATGGTCATAATAAATTTTATTTAATAAACGCTTTTGTTGGATGTTATATTTTATTTATTATGAGTATAGGGGTAGGGTCTCATAGTTCTAAAAGCTTAGAGAGAGTTGCAAGTATATTTGATTTTGATTCTTATCATTATTGTGTATTTTCTGAAAAAGTAGATGGTGTGATTTTTTTAGACTCACAGTATTCTAAGGTTTTAACATATAAAAAAGGCAGGAAGCCTCTTTATACGGTGATGGTTTGTAATATTAAATAAGCTAAGTTCTTCTGGGTCCGCAGAAACATCAAACGAGTGCGACTCTCGGGAAATAAAAATTTTTTGGCTCTCTTAGCCACCACCGAGGTTGGCGATTTAGACCATTTTCGGTGGTGAAGGGTAGAGCGTGATGCGTAACGCTGTTTAGTTTTTGTGTTTAATTTATAACGTTGGTTTTTTAGCCGTGATTATTAACAATTATAATAAATCTTTTAATGAGTAAATATATACACGCTAAAATGTTTAATCCTGATTAATGTGTATTAAATTACACATTAATCAAAAAGAGCCTTTAGAGCTGCAGGTGAAGAAGGAATTAGCCCAATTTTTAGACCAAAAGGTTTAAATACTTTACCTAAAATGTCAGCATTAAAATGGCCGCGATCGTTCTCTATATCTGAAATTGTTTTACGCGAAACACCGACCATTTTGGCAAAGACATCTTGTTTTATACCTAAAACTCCAATCCGAAGATTTTTTAAGGCTTTTCCTTGAGATAGTTGACCAAATATTAATTGTTTGACTATCACATTGATTTTCTTTTTTCGTTCTGATGGACTGGTAGTCGTAATATTTTTTGATACTCTTCCTAGAGATGACGATTCCTGCATCAAAGTTGGCTCTGTACCGTGAGATGGACGGTGATCTTCAGAAACACTTTGAATATTTCCTTTTTTCATTCGAGCGATAACATCTTCTACGCTTTCAGCTTGAATATGATCAGTATTACTCATAAAAGTCCCCATTTTTTTATCTTTTCAGGTATAAACTTCAAACCAATAGCTGGCATATTTGTTATTTGCTCTGGCGCACCTCTGCTCTCCAACCGCTCTTGAAGACCTAGACATTTTTTAGCCGTATTTCGAAGTTCCATAAGCAAAACGTCGCTCGGCACAAGATCTGATAGAGATTCTGCAATACCAAAGAAGTCATACTCACCACCTACTTCTAATGGTGATTTCCATTTTGTAGATCGAGGAATACCTTCGGGATCTGCTTTCATAGGTGCGAAATCATAAATAGGAGAGAGTTTAATAAAACCGTCACCTTTCAGAAAACATGTATTTCGGCCATGATTATCACTATTACCGAATAATATGTTCAGCAAATCTCTTTTTACCCATTCAATAACGAAAGCCTGAATATCAAAAATATAACCATGTGTTTTTACAGTATGACTTTGCGTTATTTTTTTAATCAAATCTCTAATTGTTGTTTCATGATCGAGAGTAACGCCAGGGCCTATACCTAAGATGGAATACACTGATTCCATGCCAAATCTTGATATAGAAGGAGCAGGGCTCTCACCATATATCACATCAAATCTTGGTAACCATAAAGATGGATATGTTAAGCCTTCTTCAAGTCGCATATTTTCTACGGGAATAGTATCGAATCCCATAGCTGCTAGTTCATGGTAGTAATGATATTCAGCTCTAAGGATATTACAATCAACAAGGCTTCGAGTGCCGCGAGGGTACTTAACAAGATAGTGTAAATCTTGATTAGTGTTATCGTTCTGGTACGAGTCAATCCAGATATTTTTGGAATCAACAGATTTAGCCCGTTCCACAGAGTAACGAAGTAAAAGTTTAGGAGCTTCACCACCGGCACCTGTAGCACCACCTGCTGCTGCGCCTCTATGCTGAGCGTAATCGAGGAAGTCACCCGCTCTATTCTTTACATCATCGATAGTAAAGAAAAGTGTACCAGATATATGATCAGGCTTAGGTAATGAATCTTTAACTCTTAGGTTACCGACTGGAGCCATTGTTCCAAATTTGAGTAATATGAAATTTTGTTGCCCAGAACTCAATTCACCTATATTGAGGCGATTAACCCAGTATCGTCTACTCGCGCCACTAGGCATGATATCGTCTAAAAACTTCAACCAGCCGGGTCTACCGTCATCATCAAAGAAGAAAGATACCGGATAATTTATAGAAACGGCATGAATATCATCTTTATCAAAATGCTCTAATGCGTATTCGCTAATATAATTTAATTCAGTTATTCGATAGTTTTTCGAATCACTTTCTGGAAATGAAATGATTGCAATATCGAGCCACTTTTCGTTTAGAAAAGCTTGTATAGTCAGTTCTTCCACAGCAGACCCCTAATTTACCTAATGTGTAAAATGATACTCATAAAATGGTTTTTTTTCAATTAATGAGTATTTTAATACGCGTAAATATCTTTATTTTGATTTAATGAGTGTTTTTTTACTCATTATATTTTGTTGGATATTTAGATGAAATAGAAAGGAGTCAATATGCGGAATAGTGGCATTCAGTCATTAGAGAACGATTTAGGCTAATTTAATGGAATTAATACGTGGCTTTGTCCCTGAAGTGTCATAAGTAACAAATAAAGTCATTTAGTTGTTTTATATCAAATGGTTACAAGTGGCGTGTTAGAGTCAATCCAATACAGTGTTGGCTCGTTTTTCTTGTTCATAGTATTTTCCAGAAGCCATGAGTGCAATATTAAGTGTCTGCTATAACAATGGCTTTTTGTTATATGCTGTTCGCATACACAGTAGTTAATTCTAAGTGAATTCAGCTTGGGATTTGCATTAATGTCCGAATGCGTGTCCCAAAATCCGAGCCTGTGTCCTAATTTAAAGGGATAGCGTAATGAGCCTGACAGACCGACAACTTAATCTTATATCAAAGCAAGACACTTATGACGGTAAAGCTGAAATTAGTGATAGTGAAGGGCTCGTTGTCCGCATAACACCTCAAGCTAAAATCTATTTTCATTACCGTTGCCGCTTTAATAAAAAAAGCCTAAGAATTCGTATAGGTAAGTATCCCGTAACTAGCCTTAAAGAGGCAAGGCGAAAGCATAAATTAATGATGGAATTAAGAGAATCTGGTCGAAATCCCAACATTGCTATAACGGGTGAACTTGAATTCATCACTTTAGATGATTGTGTTGCGTACTGGCTTAAACATTATGTCCCTCAATTAAAAGTGGGTACTCAGGCGCTTTATCGCTCTTTTGCAAAGAATTACTTTATTGGTGCGTTCCCTGAACGTAATGTCGAAACCATTCCAGCTAGAGAGTGGATGCAGTGGTTAGATACTATTAGCCTCGATAAACCCAAAACCGCTAATTCACTATTCACCAAGTTAAGAGCCTGTTTAAATTTCTGTAAGAGTAAGTTCATTATTGAAAAAACAGACTTAGACCGAATTAAAAGACAACACGTAGGTAAAGCACCAGAAGTCGGAACTCGAGTGCCAACGTTTTCAGAACTTAGCATGATTTGGTTGGCTATCGAACGCAGCCGCGCCAGCTCATCCAATAAGGCGTTGCATCAGTTAACTATGTTGTGGGGAAGTCGTTTATCAGAATTGCGTCTTGCGTGTCGTAGCCATTTTGATATGGAGGCGGGTATATGGACGGTACCGAAAGAACTCAGTAAAACCAATACGCCAATAAGACGACCAATCCCCACTAAAGCGCGGGTGATATTAGAGCGAGTAATGGCTACTTATGATGATGTACTTTTCCCTGGTGGCGATCTTGATAAGCCGATAACTATTTCAGCCGCTAACCGTTATATCCGCCGTATTAGAGATGGTTTACCCATTGAAGATTGGCGTACCCATGATTTTAGACGTTCGTTATCCACCGGCGCATCAGAATTAGGGGTAATGCCACATGTAGTTGAGAAGATGCTTGGCCATGAACTTGGTGGGGTATTAGCGGTTTATAACAAACATGATTGGTTGAAAGACCAGTTAGAAGGGTATGAGTTGTATGCGGAGAAGCTGGATAGTTATTTGAAGTAG